TTACAATCCTGAATCGCGCAAGATTTCTGAGCTTGTTTTCTTCGTTGCTCGCCGACCAATGGTGTACACCAGGCCATCATTAGACGGTGTGATGGCCAACAACTCCCAACCTTGCGTCAATTGCTGGTTGACCTCGGCTGTGGTGTCTTTGTTTTCAATCTGCACTATGCCTTCAAAGCTCATGGGTGACGCTCCTTGTGAATGACTGCCTATTGCAAGTATAGCTGCCTAGGGTCGTGAGGGCTTTTGATAGCGCACGATACCGGAAGGCAAGGACAGCTCCGGTAGTGGATAATACATCGGCTTAGCCACTGGCCCATTGGCAATAGGTTTGAACGGCGGAATATGTGACCAACATGGTCGCTCAATTGGCACCGGATGTACATGCGGCGTGGGTGGCTGAGACCTAGCTCAACGACCCGACTAGTTTCAAACCCGCCTCGTTCACTCAGAGAACTGCCAGACGCCAAACGCCTAATTCGCGTATTTGCTTTAGACCTCAACGACGCCAGTCTGACTCCAAAATGCCCTAAAGAGTGCCAGCAATTCTCTACCTAACCCAATTAAGCCGGAAGGATATCGTTCATCTAAGCGTTGCTCCGTTCGAGAAAAACACACGTATAAAAGTTTCATTTGCGAATGAACCACGCTATATCTTTAATGCTTCAACCCCTATCTCTTTAGAAGACGCGTGCGCCTTCAGCATCATGCCAATCGCTTCTGAAACGAGCGGGGGTACCGCATTACCAATCTGAGTATATCTCGGACACTCTAATTTTCTAGAGGAACCACCTGTTGTATATTTCCCAAGAAATTCAAACCAGTCCGGAAAAGATTGAATCCGAGCGGTTTCTCTCGCGGTAAGAATCCGAGGCTCACTATAGTGAATCACATCATCTGGCAAAGTAGTAATTGTAGGAGATGGTTGGTTCTTTGAAAGAACCGTTATCGCATGCTTTTTCAAACCTAACCGATCTCTAGTTTCCTTGGACAAAGACTTACCGGGCTCCGAGGCCTGACGAATCTTAATAAACTGAATTACTGTGCTAGTTTTGTGATTTGGCAACCTCAAACTATTTGGTGAGCCGACATGACCATCGTGCATAAGTTTTAAGTAAGGCGAAACTATATCAGGCAACTGGTAGACGATTTCTCTGAATCCTTTAACAGGTGAATCATTACTTTCGCGCAAACTCTTTCCTGCGGTTTCTAAATCTGCGATTGCGTCACACACAGAAACGTGCTTTCCTCGCGCGAGTTTTTTAATAGATTTAAATTCTTCACCGTAACCTACAAGCCGTTCAAAAAGATTAACACCATCATCCAGCAGCGAGCATATAATAAAATACCTGTATCTATTTTGAGGAACGCCAAACATTGCACAATTTAACTTACCACGCGAAACAGAATAACCAATACCGGATAGCTCATTACTAATATATTCCGCATACGACTGATTATAGTACTTATCAGCGTCACCCTGTACAACTTCGTTAAATTTACTATTAAATCCAGTGACATTTTCTATTATTAAAAACCTTGGCTTTACCAGCTTAACTAACTCTAAGTATTGTTCAGCCATTTTATTACGAGGATCAGCCGAGTTTCTTTTACCAGCTAACGAAAAGCCTTGGCATGGAGGTCCTCCGACCATCACATCTATGGTGCCAGCTAGAGAAATCAAATATGGGCTGAAATCAGTAAGCAGTTGCTCGCAACTCATCGCTTTTTTGGGCAACCAATCAGGCCAATCAAACTTATACCTCAGACCGTCAATTAGGTTATGACGCAAGGTCTCAAAAGCCATTGGATTTTTCTCAATAGCAGCGACGCCCTGAAATCCTGCCTTCAGTAAGCCAAGCGATAGGCCACCGCAGCCCGCAAAAACGTCGATAAATCTCATATTTTCCTGATTCCCCAACGCTCATAAACCGTACTGCAGCCTGTGTCCTGACAACAGAGCAAGGCGTGCCCGCAACGGGATGATCCAAAAGTTCCTCAGAGTAGCAAAATGGGCACCTAGGGCCTACCCTTTCAGAACGTTTTTTGGGTGCTCGTTACGTAATTTCAAAGCTTTAAGACGGTTAAAGCTTCAGATTTTTGGCTGATCCCCAAAGCCGTAGCTGTCTACACGCAAGCCACACGGCCCCTACCGTTTTGACCAAACAGAGTAAAAATCCAACCCTCACCTATAGACAGTTTCTGGGCGAGCCATCACCATGATGGCGGATAGCTCTGGGTGTAAAGGAGGTACGGCATGAAACAGGGAAGGTGTTAACGATGCTCACAGTGTGCACAGCTGGCCTAGCTTTTCGAAGCGAAGCGTTAAGCCCGATTATAGGCCTGTTATCTAAACCTTATATCTTTGGGATACCAAGATGACAGCTATAGAAAAATTCCGAATCAGTTCTCACCTGAAAGATATTATTGGACGAGATCTGGTCACAAATGAGTTTGTTGCAATATTTGAACTTGTTAAAAACTCTTTTGACGCCGGCGCAACTCGAGTAGATATAGAGTTCAACCCAGAAGACTCCAGCTTTACTATTGTAGATGATGGTCAAGGCATGACACTGGATGATATACGCGACAAATGGTTATTTGTTGCGTACTCAGAGAAAGCTATTGTCAACGCCGAAAACTACCGCGACAAAATAAAACCAGCTGGTCAATTTGCAGGAAGCAAGGGGATTGGCCGATTTGCTTGCGATACCTTAGGGGAACAGCTAGAGCTTTATAGCATAACTGCCAACTCTTCGAAAATATCAAAACTATATATCGACTGGACAAAATTCGAAAAAGATAGTAGCGAAGAATTTCAAAGTGTAAACGTAGATCTTGAAACAACCAAAAAATTCCCTTCCGTATACAACCCAAAAGCTCCCAGCACTCAAGGAACGATGCTGGTTATTAAGAATACAAGACACGAGTGGGATGAGGACCGTATAAAGCGCTTACGCCGCGATTTAGCAAAACTTATAGATCCATTTGGAACAAGTACAGATGTAACTGTCTATACTTGGCTGCTCGACGGATCAACTGAAAGAATTGATGGTGTAGATGGCGCTGTTGGAAATGAAATAGCTGAATTACTTCAAGAAAAAACAAGCCGAATCGAAGTCAAAATAGAAAACAACGATATAACCTCGACTTTATACGATCGCGGAAGGAAAATTTACTCTATACGCGAGACTTCTCCATACCCCGAACTCGATGACGATACAGTTGAAGGACAGATATATTTTCTAAATCGGTCCGCTAAGAAAACTTTTACTACTCGTATGGGTGTCCGCTCAGTAGAATTCGGAAGTGTTTTTTTATTTTTAAACAAATTCCGAATATTTCCGATTGGCGAAGAGAATGACGATACACTGGGACTAAACCGACGCAAACAACAAGGTCAATCTCGCTATTTAGGTACACGGGACATAATTGGTCGTGTAGATGTATCAGCATTACCTAAACGATTTCGAGAAGTATCCAGTAGGGATGCAGGTTTAGTAGAAGACGCTCGTAGTAGATCGCTATATGAAGCGATAAGACGACATATGATTTTCCGTCTGGAGCGTTACGTAGTAGGTGTAAACTGGAAAGACAAGCAAGATACTGATCGTGACACATCTGACGGATTGGAAACAGATAAAGCTCGTGAAAGAGTACTGGCTATTGTTGGCGGACTTGCCCGTTCAAAAGATATAGAAATTCTATATTACGATCAGGATTTGGTCAGGGTTTCCGATGACCCTGACCAAGTTACGGATGAAGCGCTCAAAGCGATGTCAATCGTTGCAGAGAGTAGTGGCAATACAACTCTGGCAGAGCAAATCGAAGATGCTAAACGTCGCATCGAAGAACTCAGAGTTTCACGAGAAGAGGCTCGACAGGTTGCTCAGCAAGCTGTGGCAGACCGGAATCGTGCGGATGCTCATATTGCACTGCTAGAACGTCAGGCAGCATTCTTAGGTAGCAGTCAAGATGTGGACGTAGAGCGCGTCCAACTGTTAATGCATCAGGCAACCATTCACTTGGGTCATATACGATCTGCTATCACAAATGCCGCTCATGATGTCCGAAGTATCCTTCGCCACGCCGACACCTCTAATTCGGATGCTTTAGATCTTGACGACGTCGAAGACATGTTCGCATCTATTAGGCAATCGGCAGTAAAACTATCAACATCTATTGCTGGAGCAACGCTATCAGGAGATAGATTAGGAACCGTGCTGTCTTTTGCACCAAATATTAGAATCGAATTGCAAACGGACAAGGTACACGGCGACCTATTACAGTTTCTGAATGAATACTTCGAAGTTCGTTTACTGGGTGTGCCTGGCATTCCAAAAGCTTCGTTTGATGATGGCAATCTTACGCTGGTCAGAGATTTTTCCCCCGTAGATATAGCTGTTCTAGTTGACAACCTCCTTGATAACGCACGTAAAGCGAAAGCTAGCAAAGTAGATTTTAAGGCGTTTCAAAAAGGAAAAAATGCGGTAATTATCAAAGTGGTTGATGACGGGCTAGGTATAGACGAAAGGAAAGTCGACTCTTCTAAAATATTCGAGCGTGGCTATACCGGTTCCATGAGTGGTACCGGGTTAGGTCTGTATAGCGTGTCTACAATCATAAATGAAATGCATGGTTCTATAGTACTTGCCGGAGATGGCTCGCGGGCGGATTTTGAAATTTTCATACCAGGAGAGAAATAATGAATCTAGATTTTGGCATATTATGGATCGAAGATTCATTCAGCCAGGAGGAGGAAGCTAATCTGACACGCCGAGTCGGTGAAGCTGGTTTCATCGCTCGAATTGAAACCATTCCAAACAGTAAAGGCATCGAGGAGTTAGCTCGCACTCACAGCCTCTATCATTGCTACGACATCATACTCCTAGATTATCGCCTTCAAGATGCAGAGAACGGGGATGCCATCGCACCTAGGATTAGAGAACTCTTCCCATCTACCACTATCCTTTTTTATTCCGGTAGCGTAGATGAAAACGTACTGCGCCGCATGATGGCGGACAGAGAGGTTGAGGGAGTTTATTGTAGCGCTCGCAGCAGATTCATTGAACGTACAGGGTCACTGATAGAACAGACTGCACGATCTCTTGATAGGCTTTCAGGAATGAGGGGGTTAGCTATGAGAGTAGTAGCAGAGTGTGACCAAATCATGAAGGGCGCAGTACTTCATATTTCCAAAACTGACCCGCAGAGCAAAACAAGACTTGGAGAGCTTGACAAAGACGTTATTGACTTCATGACAGGAATGAAGGAAAAGTACGAGGCTTCCATGCACCACGGTTTAGAAGAGCGATTAAGTACTCGCGCTGTTGACAGCGCAAAGCTATTCAGTCATTTCCGGCGCTTAACAAAAGCTGCCACAAGCAATCCGGCTGCATTCAACTTAAATAAAGATCAAACGGAAAAACTAAAGGCTTTAAGGGCGGAAAGCGCAAAGTACGATATAGACGTACTACAAAAAAGAAATATTCTAGGCCATGTTATAGAGATTCGCAGCAGCGAGGGATGGGTATTACAAGGCAATAAAGAGATAAACGTAGGCGACTTTCCTGATATTCGTCAGGTATTCGCCAAATACATCGGCGCCCTGCGTGATATGAGCGAGATCTTATTGCCGCTAGAGCAGCCGGCGGAGTAAGTCAACGCTCACACATACATATATATTATAGATACATCAGCTTTCAAATATCAACACAAAACAAGGAAGTAACATGAATAAAGAACCTGATAAAATCCAGCTTGAGCGCGAAGTTCTTTTAGGAGCCGACTCTCTTCTACGCAAACTATATGGCGAATACAGCGTCGATGAGGAGCAAACTGACAAGCCCGATGCTGCTATCTTAATAATGAAGCCGCACAAACGCTTGAGTAGCGGTCGTGAGCCGATCAAAGTAGGGATTGAAATCACAATTGTGGACTCGCGCGAATATCTCGCATATTTCGGAGACGTAAAATTTGGACGTGATCGTGTTGACGCTCAATTTGAAAACACATTAAATCATGGTATCGACCCAGAAAATCTAAACAAACAACTCAAGGTAAAGATACCCGAGACTTATATATTCGACGGTATCAAATCAAAAGCTAAAAACTATGAAACCTACTCTGAAAAGGAGAAGTTTGGCGAAGTCATATTGCTTTGTTTTAGCAATATTCTTGAGTCAGATAGCGCCTTCCTAAAAGAAGGGCTTGTCGAATGGACAAACTACTATTTGAGTCAATTAAAGTTCCCTTACGCCAAAGTTTTATTCTTACCCTTCAGAAGCACAACAGCTATAAAAATATACGACAAAAGAACCCCCTTAAATCGACAACCCTCCCCTTATGATTTTGAAGATCCTTGGATTATTGCGTCCGATTGGCCGATGCTTCTAACCGGAAAAAAATATAACCTTCTTGACTTTTACAATTCGCCCCCATTAGTCCCTCCAAAGAAAAAGAAATAAGACAATTGACACCATAGTCATGCGTAAAAGCTCATTAATTTTCTGCGGATAGGATATTTAATTTAACAACCTAGCTATCTTTAAACATGTATCAGTGGCCTGGTGTCCCCGCCTACTACGGCAATGAGTAACGTGGGCATCAATTCACGCCGAGAGTGGACACTCTCGGCGTGATGCTGCCCCGCAAATTCCTTCTATCCTTCAGCGAAGGTTCGGACCGCGACGTTCAGATTCAAGAACTATCCAATCTAAAGATCCAGCATCCGGCTTAACGCCTCTATTCACCGCTAACTCTAAGACTCAATGCATTATCATCGCCTGATAGCCCTGAGGTATGCCTGACATGCTCGCAGAGCGATCAATCCTTGGTCGCCGGTATCGGTGATCCCGATAATTCGTTGAGCATGCGCTGGGTCAAGTTGGGCTCGAAGGGCTCCATGAACCACATCGACGGTGCCGGAGGCGGCAGGCACGTTGCAACCACTGGTTGAGTCCGTGGCGTCGAGAAGGACTGACAGCCGCACATCAGCAGTGGCAAGGCGATCACGCAGAGCAGCCTGGTTACGGTGGGCATCGGATAACTCTCGAATGTGCTGTTGATCGGAGACGGCGAGTTGTTGTTCAGTGGCCAGACGCTTGTCCTGCTCAGCCTGCTGCTGACGTAGTGCGGCCTGGGTCAAATTGTTCAGATCGTCGGCCTGGAGCGATGCCTGGCGTGCAAGCTTCCCATCGTAACGCCAGGCTTGTACCTGCCAAGCTAGCGCAGCAGATCCAGCGGCCAGAGCCACCAGCAATAAGACGACGATAGCGATTCGGAACTGTGCAGGAATCAAGTCGAAGAAACGCATAACGCCGCCCTAGCTCTAGCCCAAAGCCGCAGCCGATCTTCCAGGCCATTGAGGCCACCATTGATTCGGCGAGTGATGGTAGTGAATTGCTCTTTATCAGCAAGGGAGTTCAGCCCATTTACTGACCAGTACCACGCTGCACACTCTGCCGCCCATTGCGGCTGCTCAAGCAACTCTGGGGTATACAGCAATCGGTCGTCAGCAAACAACGCCAAGCTGCAACGTAAATAGTTGTCATGACCGGTGACCTGGATCAGCCCACGGCCGCGATAGCGTTGGCCGTCACCATCGGCTGCCGGGGTGTTCCCCAGCTTGGCGGCCAGCGAGCCGGTATCGTACTTACTGAGGTATTGATCACTCCCCAGCTCACGCACGTACTGTAGCTGGCCAGACTCTTGGCCGATCTGGGCTAGGAATGCCGCCTGACGCTTCGGCGTGTTAATTTTCCATCTGGTCATGGACATGTTCAGTACAGGAACGAAAACGCCGGCTTGGCGGCCGGCGTTTGGGAAGATCTGCAGCAACTGCTGCTCAGTGATAGGCATGCTTTTCTCCATGCGTTAGAACGTTCGTTTAAGCCATTTAGACCGGCGAACCGTGGCTGTTTATGAACCTCGCCATTAAGGTACCGAGGTTGTCTGCTCCAAGCTGGTTTGGGTGGAGGTTGTCCGTGGTGTAAAGCGAGAGGTTGTAACTATTGATACCGCATTGACCACCGACATCGAAGCACGGCACGCCCATCTCCCGGCATACATCTATCATGGCCTTGCCAATACTTTGGATGCTCAAGCCATAACTGTTCAATGCCGGCGGCGCCGGCTCAGAGCCAAATTGACCCCGGTTCGTCGGCGTGAAAAAAAACAGCTGAACAGTAGGCTTGATGGTCAGGATGTTATCGATCAAATACCGAACGTTGCCGTGAATGGAGATCGTTTCCTTCGGATCGGCCAGAGTGCCCAGGGGACAGTTGCCGTGGCCGTAGTCATTCGTACCTCCCCAGATGGTCACCACATCAATTCCGTCCAAATCACCGGTCGCCAAGTTATCCGCCATCGTACGCAACAGCTGACCGCTGACTCCCAGATTTTTAGTTTGCTGCAGCCCGGTAACCTCACACAACTTCGCCGCGTACAAATTCAGTTGAGTGAACGAGTCCCCTAATGCGCACCATTTCTTCCCCCAAAATGGTGGGAGCATATTGGTCACACGTGTTAGCGATAACGAAGAATGATAGGGCTCATACCTGATAGGCAAGTCGGCGCCCTTGGTAAACATGATCTTCTCCGGTGAAGCACTGTTGGAGGAGATACGTATGTAAGCGGCATCTGCAGGCGCGGTCATGCTGTTCAAGTTCACTATTCCGGCCAAGAAACGCTTGTCGGCGTCATACCATGCGCCTGTCACACCTTGTGTACTGAACTGCGGCTGGGGCATGACGTTGATGGTTGATGACTTTGTTGTTGATCGGTAAGTCGCACCGTCATTAGCAACGGGAATAAACCGGTCGCCCACCAGCCTTCAACGTTAACCTCTAAGCCATTTGTCGAACTAATATTTTTCCCGATTATCCGTGCTCTGTAATCAAACAAATTAGAGGGTGTGTCGATAAAAGAGGCATGTCGCTCAGTCACATAATCCAATTGAGGTGACAACCCGGCGACTATGGCAGACCCCGTCTCAACAAGCGTTTTCGATAACAGGTCTTTACCGATGTACAGCCCCGCCTCGCTGCTATTACCGTTCATCTCCAGCCGGTATGGAACGTACTGACCAGGAAGCGCATCTGCAGCAACGATTGCCGTGATGGGACCTGCCCAGTTAAAGCTTACCCGCAGATATGCAGCTCCAGCCGGAGCACTCACGCTGTTGGCACCTCCAGCGCCAGAAATAAACGCTTTAGCGGCGGTATAAAAAGCATAAGCCATATTCGCTGCTGCAGGGACAGCAGCAAGAGAGAACTTATACGTTGCGCCAGCTGCCACCGGAATGTACTCGCTACGATACCAAGACCCACCCGGCGCCGTATCTCCCCCAGTTGTCGTATTAAAGGATCCACCTGCAACCTGCGTCGCGTTGTTGTAAAGGTTTTTGCCGACTTGGATACTGAGTGACTTAACCGGAGGCTCGATACTTGCCACCCGGGATGTCACACCACTCACGGCCGCTGCGCTTGGGTAGCGCTTGACCTCAATCGCAACCCCGGAACTGTTCTGGTACAGAATCAAATATTCATTGTTATCGGCGGTTGGCACACTGAAGTATTTCCCCGACACCGTACCTGCTAAACCGAGCGCCGTAGTCGCAAAGATTCCTGCAGATAGCTGAGCTTGACTACTCGCAATTTCAGCCCGATCTGCAGCCTCAACCACCACATTTAAAATGTCCTCGGGATCAGTCGTTACGATGTCCTTCAGCAAAGGCGCAACATACCCTCCGTAACCAATCGATACGTCAATCCTTCGTTCTTTTGCATAAAAAAACACCCGTGCGCTCGCATCCGCATGAGTCGGATTGGCAAGTGGGACAGTCGCCTCTGCGTCGCTAAACAACGCCGTAAGGATTGAGGTACCACTGCTGTAGACGTGAACGGTGGCTCCAGGCAGCAATACGCCGTCCTCAGCCCTTGCGGCAAAGAATTGAATAGGTTGCATGATGAGTCTCTGTCAGGTGATGAAGGTGATCGCCGGAGCGAAGTTGAGTTGACTGCGCACACTGCTCCAGGTGTCGTACGCTGCAGCGCATAGGTAATACGTGGTGTCTGGCGTCAGTCCCGTGATCTGCACGGTGCGTGATACGCCTTGATAGCCGATCGCTCCTGCAGTTGCCGGATCAAAGTCCTCCTCTGTCGAATACACAAACACATAGCCGGCCGCGTCTGGCTCAACACTGGCTGCGCAACTGACATCCGCTGTGGTGGTTCCAGTGACCGTGACGGTGGTTCCCGTAACGGGCACAGGCGCCGTATTGGTGACCAACAGCGACACCAGTGGTGCCTGGCCTGCAGCGTTTCGCTCGATGATTTCTACCCGATAGCTGCGAATGAGCGCACCATCCACCAACGCATCTTCACGTTGGTAGGTGAATGCCGTACTGGTGGTCGCCACCTCTCGCAGGAGAGCATTGCTGCCCGCGTGACGAACACGTACCAAGCGATCCTCTGCACGAGCTCCGGCCACCCAGCTCACGGTGAAGTACGGCGCCTCGAAGGCACCGACCAGGGCGAGGTTTTGCGCAGTATCAGGCGCTACCCGGGCGGGTGATAACGTGACGCTGTAGGCCGTGACATCCGCCAGATCCTCAAGCGCTCGGCCGTACACGTTAAATGAGCGGAACTTGACCCAGACAGTCTTGCCGACCTGGTCGGACGTGTAGCTGTATTTCCAGACCGCATCATCCAACCGCACAAACGGTGAGCCGATCGAGTGACTGGAGATGGCCGTGCTCAGACGCCCGCGTCTCAGATAGCTCAGCTCATACCCTCCGACTCCGGTGAGCACCGCGTCACGGTAACTCAGCAATTCAATAGCCACCCAACACAGCGTGGCGCCACTATCTGCCTCAGCGGTAGTGGCGGCTGCCAACTCGGTCGCCGCTGCCAACTGAATGGACAAGGTGTTGACCGTATCGGGGTCGCTTCCGGACGCGAGCGCTGCGGTCAACTGCCCCATGCGCGCCCTGCCGTAAATCGTCTCCGCTAACCGATAGCTGTCACCATCAGCGCTGATCCAGATCTCGCAACCGCCCCAGGCTTCACCCACTCCGGCAACACCTCCCCAGATCTGCAATGTGCCGGCGGGCAGCAAGCTTTCGGGTGGGTTGAACATGATGGGCGGAAGGACGGGGCCTGACGCGACGTTTTGATTGCCTTGATAACCGCTCTTGTTCTGTACGGGATAATTGGGCGCACTGCCGACGCCCAGCAACGCATCCTCGGCCACGATCGCCAACTTACCCATTTCGTCCTCCTCGACCGAAATCAACCGGACCAGGCGCTGATGCAGGTTCAAGCCAGGATCAGTGATCGTCACCAGGTCCATGGGCTCTAGGAGCACATGCTGCCAGCCGAGGGAGAATTCATATTCGTTGCGCACGTACAGCTTGCGCTGCACCAACAACTGCGCCGCATGGGCGCCGATGGCGATATTGCAGATCTCGTACGCTTTGATGGTGTCCATCGGTTTGGAGCCAAACTGCTCAATAGCAGCCTGGTCAGGCGCACGCACCACGTCCGTGTTGTACTCGTGATCGCGATCAAGGATCTCCAGCGACACCTCGTTGTAGCTGTCGGCCTGGCTCTTGATCTTGAGCGAGACCGGAGGCCCACCCTCCTCTGAGAGAAAATCGTCATCGGTCAGATCCGCCACTGGCGTGATGTTCGGAAACCACGTCACACCGTTGCCGGTGACAGCCTGGTCGCCGTAGGGGATCACCTTGAGTTGACCGGCAGACCATACCAGCTCGCTGTTGGTCAGCTGCAACCAGCGCGCGATGGCCTCATTCGCTGGCGCCTGCTCGTCGAGCACTGGACTCAAGAGTAAGTTCTCCGCCAAGCAATAGTTGCGGTAGTTCGACATATCCGCGACCCATGCCGGGGTAAAACCGATTCCGTCCAAAGGATCGAGCAAAAGCCCAGGCAGGAAATCGCCCGGGTTGGCATCCGGCAGGCCCGGCACTTGATAACGACCGTCCACCTCAAAAGTATGATTCTGTACGCCTGCGTTATCGTTGAGCAGGTACCTGCTGGAAAACACGTAGGCCGTGTCGGCGTAGGCGATCGCTTCAGCTGGGTGGCGAGTCTGAAGAAAGCCCCACACGGCCTGGTCATGAGTACCATTGGCGTAGTTCAAGCCAATCTGCGCCAGTGAGGAAAACACTTCCTTGTCGCGAAAAACTCGGTGTATCGCCCCCAGCGGCCCTCGCCCGATGACGGCATTAGAAACTCTCGCCTTGATCAGCTTCGTAATTGCACTCGCCATCCTGTATTGGGTCGGGTACCGAGGCGGCTTAAAGGACGGCTGGAGCGAAGGCTACGACGACGGCCACGCTAAGGGCTACATCCAGGGCATTGAGGAGGGCGAGTCGTCGTCCGCAACTGCTCTCGAAAACGCCACACGGCGATGTGAGCGCCTGGAACTGATTTTGATCAGGGAACCCCAGGACCGTCAGATCCTTCTGGCCATCGCGGGGAAACTCAAACTAGCCGCCGACTTCTTCCACGCCATCAAATCGAAAGGCCACGCGACTCAAGCACTCATGTTGCGCGACCACGCTTCGAGCATGGCCGACGAGTTGAATGCCTTCCGCCAGGAGGATGTGACATGAGCCGCGCCATCCCGATGCTGCGGCTGACGCCTCAAGCCGCTGGAACGCTGCAACAGCAATACACAAAGGCGATCAAGGAACTGTACGACATAACTCGCCGTAACCGAGAGTTCGACCGCCAGTTGAGAGCGCTCATCGGCTACAACAGGCTGCGCGATCTGCACAAAGCAACAGACGACGCCCTGCTGCTGGCCGACCTCGTGAAGGAGGCAGCATGAACTGGATCCTCACCCACACCGGCAAGCGTTTTGACCTGTTCGAACCTGACGCCGACATGATTGATCCACGGGATATTTCCCATTCACTGGCGCATCTCTGCCGCTTCAACGGGCATACCCGCGAGTTCTACAGCGTGGCGCAACACAGCTGCATCGTCGCCGAGCTGGTGCCGGAAGAACACAAGCTCGCGGCCTTGCTCCACGACGCGCCAGAAGCGTACCTGGGCGACATGACCAAGCCGCTGAAGCAGTGGATGCATGCATATCAGGACTTTGAAGACTGGGTATGGCAGCGCGTACGCCAGCGCTTCGACATCGCTGCAGAACTTCCTGCATGCGTTCACCATGCCGACTTGATTGCACTAGCCACCGAACGCCGCGACCTCATGCCAACCGATACGGCTATTTGGGATTGCTTGGTCGGCATACAACCCATGACTGAAACAATCCGGCCCTGGCCTGCCGCAGAAGCCCGACTCACCTACCACCAGCGCCTGATGGACCAACTTGCCATCGAACACCGGAGAAAAGCGGCATGAAGAACAAACAGGAAAACACCAGCGCCGAGGCCGCTTTGCTCCGTACCAGCAGTGGTGTCGACACGCCAGAAACAAACAGTCTCTGTTGCGTAGCAGCAGGCATTATTGCTCCTTCCAGCGCCCCAAACGAGGCGCTTATACCCCTCGAAAAGCTGTGCGGGGCAGCGGTCGCTGATGCAATGCTGAACGCTCAGGAACGCCCACCCGCGCAGCCTGTCATGGGGTATACGCCCCGTTCACCCGCCAAATCCATAGAGGCTGAAATTCTTTCGGACGAAGAGCTAGCCGACCTTACGGGCTATAAGCAGCGTGCCCATCAGCGAAAATGGCTTAGCGACCGTAATTGGGTTTTCATAGAAAGCCGTGGGGGCCGCCCTTTAGTTGGGCGTATGTACGCTCGCATGAAGCTCGGCATGACCAATCCAGCGCTTGTTGAGCAGAGCGCGCCGCCGATGCGACCAGTTTGGACGCCTGACTTCTCCAGAGTGAACTGAGATGCGGCCTCGGAACGCGGAAAATAGGGACCTGCCGCCTGGAATGGTGCGACGTAAACGTCCTCGCAAGAACGGCAAAGTGTGGGTCGGTTACTACTACAAAGACTCAACGGGAAAAGAAATCCCGCTTGGCGGAGATCTGAGCAAAGCTCGATTGAAATGGGCAGAGCTCGAGGCCAAGGAGAAGCCAGCAGATCTGACGATGATGAAGGGTATCTTTGATCGGTACGTCCGCGACGTCATTCCGAAAAAAGGAGAGCGTACTCAAAAAGACAACCTGGCCGAACTTAAACAGCTCCGCCCTACATTCGACAGCGCTCCCATCGACTCAATCACCCCGGCGAGTATCGCCGGATACCGCGACGCGCGCACAGCCAAGGTTAGGGCAAACCGAGAAATTGCCCTTCTATCTCACATATTCAACATGGCGCGCGAATGGGGGCTTACTGAGCGAGAGAATCCGTGCCAGGGGGTAAGGAAGAACAAGGAAGTACCGCGCGACTACTATGCCAATGCGGTGGTTTGGGATGCGGTTTATGGAATGGCTGGGCCCGAGCTTAGGGAAGCAATGGATCTGGCCTATCTGACCGGCCAGCGCCCCGCCGATGTGATCATCATGCGTAGTGACGATACCGAAGGCGATTATTTCCTGGTGACCCAGGGCAAAACCGGGCAGAAACTCAGAATTCTGATGCGAACAGAAGCTGGAGAAAACAGCCTCGGGAAATTGGTTAGAGAGATAACAGAAAGGAACGTGCGTCACCCTTCCAAATACTTACTGATCAACAAGTACGGGAAACGGATGACTAAGGGCATGTTGCGCTTGCGCTGGGACAAAGCACGGGAGAAAGCGCAAAAAAATGCTTTGGATCAGGGCGACCCTATGCTCGCGGCGAAGATCGGCGGGTTTCAGTTTCGTGATATTCGGCCCAAGGCGGCATCGGAAATCGTCGATATTGGCGACGCAAGTCTGCTGCTGGGGCACACTAAACAAGATATTACCAAGCGGGTCTACAGGCGGATCGGTGCGACCGCCAAACCCACCAAATAGGCAAAGTTTCGGAACGCCTAACCGAAAGTTTCGGAACGCCTCTCAAAAACCGTCGTGTTCCACCCAAACCCCAGAAACACGAAAGCCCCGCATTGCGGGGCTTTCGTTTGAATCTTGGCGGGAAACCAGGGATTCGAACCCTGGAGACGCTATTAACGTCCGCCGGTTTTCAAGACTGGAGATTTTACTATACATAACAATACGTTAACCCCTCATCGTTTCCACATCATGACATTTCTGAGAGCTCTGAAACCCGCGCAGATCAAGGGGAGCATATGGAGTTGCGGAAATGAAATACCATTCCTCCGGCGTCCTGCCGATCTAAATCAAACACCTCAATTGCATCGACTGCTACGCTGTTCACTCCAAGGAGGAACAGCCATGCCCAACTCAGACCTACTCCCTTCCCTGCTCTCAAAACTCTACGAAAACCAGCTCGCCCTAGAAGCTTCGATCATGGAGCTATCGAACTGGGTTGAACAACGGGGATCTGCCGAGGTGGCTGAAAACATACGTGGCGCCCTGCACACCATCGACGAGAACGAAGAGTTCATTAAGCTGACCTTGGGAGTTCTCATGGCGCCGGAGTAATCGCTACTTGCATGCCACCGACCAGAGCTGGTCCAGCTTGGTGGTGTAGCTCTGGCTCATCATTTCCCGGCGCATACCCCAGTCGGGGTTCGTTGGCACGCTGGCCGAACGGAGCGTTCCCTTTCCCCATCGATCGTTGATTTGGTCCAGCACTGACATTACTCGCGTCGCTTCTGCCGGCTGCGAGACTGCGAACAGATCATCGGTATACTCGCCAGGCTGGCAGAGGTTTATCAGCATCACCTCGGCCTTGCTGTACTTGAATCCTGGCCGGAAAATATGGTCCAGCGCATCAACGGCAGCTTTGGTGAGCAGCCGAACGTCATCGGTTGGATACGGCATGTCCACCACCACCCCGTTCGCATACTTCGCCTCGTCCGGGTTGAACATGCCGGTGCGTATGCACACTCGGACCTTCTTGCAGAGCGAGTTCTGGGCGCGGAGCTTTTCAGAGGCTCGCATCATATAGGTGGCCACCGCCTCTTTGATGGGTGCCAGCTCTGTCAGCCGCTTGCCGAACATCCGACTGCAGCAAATTTCTTGCTTTGGCGGATCGGGCTCATCCAGTTCCAGACATGAGGTACCGGCCAGCTCGCGCGCCGTCTTCTCGATGACAACGCTGAATTTCTTACGAAGCGTCCAAGGATCGGCTTTTGCAAGGTCCATTGCGGACTTAATGCCCAGGGCGTCGAGGTGAAGCTTCATTTTACGACCCACGCCCCACACCTCAGATACATCCGTGTTGCGCAAAACCCAATCACGCTTTACCGGGTCGGTGATGTTTACCACTCCTCCAGTCTGAGCCTGCAAGCGTTTCGCCGTATGGTTCGCCAGCTTGGCCAGGGTCTTCGTATTGGCAATGCCGACACCAACGGGAATGCCGGTGCAACGAAGTACTTGGGCACGGATCTGCCTGCCGAGCGCGTCAAGTTCACCGATCCCAGTGAAGTCGGCGAAGGCTTCGTCGATGCTGTATATCTCGACGGCGGGCACCATGCTCTCGATCAGCGTCATGACCCGCTCACTCATGTCCCCGTACAGGGCGTAATTTGAGGAAAACGGGACAATGCCGTGTTGCTTGAGCTTGTGTTTGATCTGGAAATACGGTTCGCCCATTTTGATGAAAGGCTTCGCGTCGTAACTTCGGGCAATGACACAGCCGTCGTTGTTGCTAAGCACCACGATAGGCGTCTTGGCTAGATCGGGCCTGAACACTCGCTCGCAACTGGCATAGAAGCTGTTGCAGTCGATCAGCGCAAATACCGGCGTATTAGACATGACTGCGTACTGTGCTGGTGATCACGCCCCAGATAGAAAGCTCGTCGCCTTCCAGCACGTAGCGTGCGGGGTACTTGGGATTTTCGGATAGCAAGATCACTTCCTTGCCACGCTTGCACAGTCGCTTGCACATAGGATCATTGTTGAGCAACGCCACCACGATATGGCCGTGGGCTGGCTCAATGGATCGATCCACCACCGCCAGGTCACCCTCAAATATTCCGGCGCCCTGCATGCTTTCGCCGGTGATCATCACCAGGTAGACGTGCGGAGCCCTGATGTTGAGTACTTCATCCAAGGAGATATGCTGCTCGATGTGATCGGCCGCAGGGGACGGAAAACCGGCAGGTACGTGAAACGAGCAGAGAGGCAGTTTTGCGCCGCCGCTGGCAATTGGACCCAGGATGTCGAAGCTCATGGTGCTGCCTTATACAAACACTGTACGGACGTACAGTTAATATCGTAGGAGGGTTTGCGGTCAATTTCGTGTAAGAGATATCTGACAAGCGGGCGCTTCAAGCTACCTCTTCGGTGTAGGCGGTACTAGCTTCCTCCACCAGCGCTCGCCACTCGCCAGTGTCGATAATTCCGCGACTTTTGAGGTCGTCAGTCATAGCCAGGCGGGTCTCGTACCTGTACTCGGGCGTCCCGCTAACAAAAGCCGGGTCATCATCAAGAGCAAGCCAGGCTCTAAGCTCGCTTATCTGTCGTATATCGAAGGTCATGACGAATTGCACACGTAAAGGTCTACCGTGTAGAGATGGTCGGTAGTGAACGGTTCCAGACACCCGACGTGTGGAGAAGTCTATGTGTGGCCGATTCGTGCAATACGAGGGAATGGCGATCTATATCGAGGAGCTAAGCCCTCAGATCGAGTTGTTCAGTGGCTATGACGCAGAGCCTATAGGTCGGTTCAACGTCGCGCCGTCGACGCGTGTGCAACTGCTGCACAGCAAAGTGGATGGCTTGCATATTGATGCTGTGCACTGGGGATGGGCGCCTTTTTGGGCGAAAGGAAAACGGCCTGATCCGATAAATGCTCGGGTTGAGACCGTGACTACGGGGAAGTTCTTCAAACAGCTTTGGCCCAGTGGTCGGGCGATCGTGCCCAGCGAGGGCTGGTATGAGTGGGTCAAAGACCCAGACGACCCGAAAAAGAAGCAGCCCTACTTCATCAGGTTAAAAAGCAGAAAGCCGATGTTCTTCGGCGCCTTGGCCCAGGTTCATCCAGGCCTCGACCCGCACGAAGGTGACGGCTTCGTCATCATCACCGCTGCCAGCGATCAGGGCATGGTCGACATACATGACCGCCGGCCATTGGTGCTTACCCCTGAACTCGCCAATGAATGGCTTGAACCTGATCTCTCGCCGGCGCGCGCGGAGGAAATCGCAAAAGAGCTATGCCAGCCGACCGAGGAGTTCGAGTGGTTTCCTGTTGGTAGAGCCGTCGGCAACGTCAGGAACCAAGGTCCAGAGCTTATAGAGCCGGACTTATCGGCTAAAAAACCACATGACGAACCCGACGGCAGTGACCCATCCTAGGGTAAGCAGAAATGAAAGACCTGCAAGCCGCTTATCCATATCGTCCTTGATCAACTGAAGATCGAATGTACTAACGGGAGTCTAGTGCAAGATCTGTCATGCTAAATAAATCCAAGACGTCGCCGATAGCATTGATAAGTGCCCCGCGTCGGGGAAGCACGCTGCTACGGATCCACGTTATGAAAGATATCTATTTGCTTGTGGAACATGGGAGAGATCAAGGCGAGGTCTATATTTTGGGTTGGTTTGATGACAAAGAAAGCGCTCGAGACATGGCGGAAGCGAAGGAATGGCAGGCCTACCGCGCCGCTTTAAACGGGGACGCCTCGTGGTCTATGCAAAATCCAATACCACCCGACCAAACTAAATATCGCCGGTTTTGGGTTCAGGAGATTACCAAATTCACTGCTGCCCAGACTCATGCGGCATCGGCGGTTCACTAGCCGAATCCCCCCTCAACCGATTGCCTGATAAAACCCGTACATATGCCTGGCAAGCTCGTAGCGCGATCAATCCTCGGTCGCCGGAGTCGGTGATGCCGATAATTCTTTGAGCATGCGCTGGGTCAAGTTGGGCTCTACGGGCTGCATGAACCACGCTGACGGCGCCGGCGGTTGCAGGCACGTTGCAGCTACTGGCTGGATCCTCGGTAAGGAGGACTGACAGCCGGACATCAGCAGTAGCAAGCTGGTCACGCAGGCGAGCTTGGTTGCGCTGGGCATCAGATAATTCCTTGATGTGTAGTTGGTCCTGGATGGCGAGCTTCTGCTCGGTGACCAAGCGCTTTTCTTGCAAGGTGCGTACCTGGGCGGTGGCGGCATTGCTGATAGCCGCCAAGTCATCCCGGTGCAGACCGGCCTGCACGGCCAGCCTCTCGCCCATGCGCCAGTACTGCACCTGCCAGGCGGCGCCAAAGCCAATGGAAACCGCCAGCAGGATTGCCGCCAGGATCTGGCCGGGCGTCATGCCAACACCTTCAGCGCCTTGTCGTACAACGCCTGCCGGTCGTCCTGCCCGGTGAGTCCACCATTGATGCGCCGAGTGATCTTCACGAACTGCCCCTGATCCGCCAAAGTGTTCAACCCACGGGTTGACCAGAACCACGCCGCCGACATCGTGGCGTGCTGTGGCAGCTCCAATAGTTCGGGGCGTGCTACCAGGTCTAGACCCAGTGCTTCGCCGCACGCGGTGTAGTTCGCCCGGCCAGTGACTTGGATCAGGCCGCGCCCACGGTACTTGGGCCCATCCCCCTTCTCGGTATTGCCCAGGTCGGAACGGCCCTCATAGCCAGCTTGCTGCGTCGTGGGGCCCCAAATTTCACGAACATGGCGCAACTGGGCCGACTCATGCCCGACCTGGGCGAGAAATGCAGCTGCGCGTCTTGCGCCGACGATGCCGTAACGGTTCATGGCCGTGTTCAGGACAGAAACAAAAACGCCGGCTTGGCGGCCGGCGTTCGGGAGGATCTGCAGCAACTGCTGCTGAGTAATTGGCATACAAGCTCCTAACGTGAATAACCCGCATGCGGCGGGTATGGATGGTGCACTGCCTCGCTACGCCAGGCTGACAACCTTGACGGGAATCGCGGCTTTCTTCGTTTTCTTGCCCTTCGCTTTGGCCTTGCCCTTTTTGCCGCCGTTGCACTCGACGGTGGTGGACCAGCCGGCTTGGGTGAATGTCTGCTCCACCGAATCCACCAAGTACTCGCCATCGACCCCCAATTTGAAACCCTGGGCATTGACCGAGCGCTCAGCAAACAAATCCGTACACCCGGGCATCTCGAGGCGCACGCCGGCAGTCGAGCGATTGAATGCTGCCAAACGCGCCTTAGCCGCGGATTCGGCGGCGGTCTTGTTCGGGTGAATATGGCGGTCGGTGTGCACCGCCGGCAGGCCGTCCGGCACGTCGTCGTTCTCCAGGGAAACCACCGATAACGTGCCCGTCTTTTTGTCCTGATGCTTGGCCGCCACGGTCTTGTGCGCGTTACGGTCGCCAAGGCGGAATTGCCAGCGGCTTACGTCGCTGCGCGTGATGGTGATCGCGCCAATCACCTTGCCGCTGGCACTCAGGCCCGCTTGGCGCTGCATCACCATCAACTTACCGTCGCCCACCTTGGCGGTGCAGTCGTACTGTTTAGCCAGGCGCGTGACAAAGCTGAAGTCAGACTCGTGGAGCTGGTCAGCCCGGGCGACCTTCGTGGCAATGGTGCAGGCGGGCGTCCAGCCATTGCGCGCCGCGATGTCAGAAACGATTTTCGACAGTGGCACGCCTTCCCAGCTACCGCTGCGGATCGATTTACCGGTACCGCGCATGTCGCTCGCCTTGCCCCGGATAACGATGGTGTCCGGCGGGCCGGATACCTCGATTTCATCGACCACATAGCGACCTATGCGCACCAGGGACGTTTCGGCATAGCCCAGGTAGACCTCGATCCCGGCGCCGCGCTTGGGGAGCGTTACCAGGCCGTCGCGGTCATCAATGCGCAACTCAAACTCGTCCGACTCCATGCCGGGCTTATCCGTGGTGCGCAACAGCAAAAGCCGATCATTAATCAGCGACGTAATGTCGGAACCATTCGCGACGATTCTAAATTGCGGAGTCATAGGACATTGGCCAATAAAAACCCGCACTGGGCGGGCTCTAGGGAAAGGGGAGTTACGTGTAACGAACGCCAGGCCTGTCTGGAAGCGGCGAGCTGAATCAATCCCACAGCGCCACTTGCTCATCCACAGGGCCAGGCAGATCCGGCAGAACAATCAGCACGCCGGTACGGTAAGGCTGATCCTCATCGGCCAGGCCCTGATTGGCCGTCAACACTGCCTCGACACTGCCCACCAGATGGCCATAGAAGTTATGGCAAATGGTGTCCAGAAGATCCCCGTCAGATGTTCTGCATATCGTCGCCATAGCGCACAAACTCCAAGGTAAACGCCTGTTTGCGGGGGATACCACCCTGCATCAGCGCGCTTTGGTCTTCGTCAATGGTCTTGAGGCACCAGGTACCCAACACAAACCCATAGCCCGTGGTCAGGGTCACCGGCTTGAGCTGGGAGCCTATCGAGCGCAATGTATTGAGCTGTTCAAGCCCACCACGGTAACCCGGGAAAATATCGCCCTTGAGCGTGATTTTCTCGTCCCCCATACCAACCGCCTGCTGGGCCGCACGGCGCGTCAGGCGCTCCTGGGAGGCCCAGCGGTACTCTGTCGAGCGGCGCAGCGAATCAAAGGCCGCCGTATCAAGGTTGAAGTAATACGGCTGCGCCTTCGGGTCCAGCGGCTGAATGATCAGCAGATGGGGGAAAGGCTTCACCGCCTCTTTCGCCGGCGTGCCGTCCGTGGCAAAGGCACCGGTCGGCAGGATATTGGCCAACGACGGGTCAATCTTGCCGGCGATCTTGTTGATCGCCGTAGCTGCCCGACCGGCCTGCTCTTTCAAGGTATCCAGACGCTCATCAATCTGCGACAGGGCGCGCGTGGCCCGGTTATAGGTAGCAACCACCTGGCCAACCTTGGCCTGGGCAGTGGCAATTCCGCGCATGACACGCTGAAGCTTTTCCCCCACGGCAGGACCAATAAACGGCAGGTCCTCCAGCTCGTTGGCCGCGCCGGTGATTTCGCTGATCGCACCGTTTACCGGCCCAATCACCCCGTCGATACTGCGCCGGCCCGCTTCTCCGGCAGAGGCCAGGTATTTCAGGCCGGACTGTAGCTGTGCCAGTGATTCCATATTCCCCCCGTTAGATATTGGGCGCGTCGTAGAGCTTGCGGCTTTCCAATTGCTGGGCGATCTCCCGTTGCTGCTGTTCCATCAGCGGCCGCAGCTGGGCCAGGATCTCGTTCGGGTCTTTCACATCGCCTTGCACCGTGAGCGTGATAGGAGCGTGAATATCTACCTTGGGCTCGATCTTCGCCGGCTGCACCTTCGCCACCACAGCCGCAGCAAGTGGCGCTGCAACCGCGTCGGCACTAGCCTGCGGCAACATCATGGAACGCGCGGCATCACCCGGATTAACCGTGCCAGGTGTTGCCGGTAAAGCGCCCTGGCCTGGATTGGTCAACATGAGAGGCCCTGTGCGCGAAGGCGTAAACGACTTGGCGATATCCCCCAATACCGGCGGGATGTCCTTGCCGGCATCCTTCATCATCAATGGCCCGGCCACGGGCATGGCCTTCTTGCTTTCGTCAGAGCCAAACATTGACTTGCCGATGGCACCGCCCAGGGCGTCACCGCCCAAGCTCCCTAGATACCCACCAATCAAACCGCCCAAGATGGTTCCGATTACCGGTACCGCCGACCCGATGGCCGCACCGGCCGCAGCGCCGGCAAGAGTGCCAGCAAGCCCGCCGGCCGCAGCGCCATAGCCTTCGGCTTTTTCGTCCTGGGTTTCAGCGTTGTCGTAAGTGTCTTTGACCTTAAAGCCGGCCTCAATTACGGCCAACACTGCCGGCCCCTTCAGGCCCGCGCCAACGCCACGGCCCGGACTTCTGCCACGGCCGCCGCCCCTGCCCTTGCCCTTCCCATCCTTACCGCCCGCGTCATCGACGCCGCCCAAATCCATGCCACCAGGCCCACCCATCGGCATGTTGGTAACAATGACTTTTTGCGGAATATTGGGATTACCCATCAACGAGCCGCGCCCAAGGTTGAGCAGGCCCTTGGCGATCTTGAATCCGCTCATAGCAGTCTGAAACGCGATCACGGCCGCCACGGCGGCGCCGATCCCAGTCACAACCCGGGGCGACTCGTCCGACAGCTTGGCGAGGCCCTGGGTGACGTAGGCCAACCCATCCGCCACCTTGTCAGTGACCGGTCGGAAGGCGTCACCAATGGCGCGCATGGCGTCGTCCATGCCCTGTGCCATTTCCGCCCATTTCTGCGCCGATGCCTGCCGGCGCTCCTCAAGGTTCTTATCAAGGATGCCAGTGGCCGAAGCCGAGTCTTTCTTGAGCTGGGCGTACAACTCTTTGTTCTGCATATAGGCCGTTAAAGCGCCTTTAACCTGCATATCCGCGAACAGATCCCCGGTACGCAAAGCCTGCTCCAGGGACGCAATCATGGCCTTGGCCTTAGCGGGATCAGTCTCCTTGCTGATCTTTGCCGTAGCGGCCGCCATCGCGGCGGCCTTCTTCGGATCCGTTGCCGCAATGTACTTCTGCGCCAACTCAAAGCTGGACTCCAGAGTTGATTTACCGTTCTGCAGGCCGGTATTCATCGACCCTTGGTAGTCAATTCCCGCGTCCTTGTAAGCCTTGAGCGTATCGCCAGAACCGATTTTCTCCATCCAGTTTTTGAGGTTGTTGGCCGCCTCATCAGCGCCGCCGGCGGTCTTCATCTGCACCTGAAGCATTGAGCCCAGTTGCGTCACCGCATCCATGCCGGTGATACCGATCTTGCCCATACCCGCCAGCAGCTCGGGGAACCAACGAGCCATGTCGGCCGCTTCAAAACTGCCCGCCTGGCCCTGATAGGCGATGGCCTCCAGCGCCTTTTGCATCACGGCCGGGTCGGAGATTTTGGCGTTCTGCCCCAGGGCGTTGATCATGCGGGCCGTTTCGCCGCCGTCCGACCCCTGGCCAATTGCAAACTTAGCCGCCACCGGTGCGTAAGACATGGCCTTATCAAGCTCCATGCCCGCCCCCACCAGGGCGTTGACCACCTCGGCCACCTGATTACGGGCCATCCCGGTATCGCGCGACGTGCCGATGATCGTTTTCGACATCTGCGCTTCTTCGGGCGTGTTGGCAATATTCGCTTTGATCGCAATGTCACGAATGATCGCGCCATAGTCCGCGCTAACCTTCGTAGGAACGGCCATCGCGGCCGTGGCCGCCGCCGCCTGGCCTATGCTGCTTTTCAACTGCTGTTTACCAGCATCGAGCTGCATATGGCCCTTGGCTTTAAGCTCAGCCTTGGTCGCGGCCTGCCCCATAGCTGCGTAAGCCTTGGTAAGGTTGCGCACCTCAACGCCCTGCTTGCGCAGGCCGTCCAGATTATTCTCCAGCTTCCGCCGTAGCGCATCAGCGCCCTTTTCGCCGGCCATGTGCGCTTTGAGCCATTCCTCGCGCAAACGCATGGTTTCGCCGATGGTCTTTTGCAGCACCCGCGCCCGGGAACCTTGTTCCTCCAGCTTCTTTATTTTGTTGCTGACGTCCTTGAACGCCGCCCCTACCGTCGAGCTGACGGCCCCGCCAATCACCAGGCCGAGAGCAAGTTTGTTCGCCATGTGCGCGCCCTATACGTCGTGTAGATCAACAGCGGCTCAATCCGTGAGCCACCACACCATCACGTTAAAGGGCATGGCCAGGATCTCGGCAGAAGAGAAACCCGTCTCTTTTGCCAAGCGCTTGGCCAGCGCCTTAAGCGTGCCCTCGTTACACGTCGTCTTCTTCAACCAGGCGAAAATAGCCCGCCTGGAGGCGCATGTAGTCCTTGTATTTGAGGGCTGTGAGTTCGGCCTCAGTAGCCATAAGCAGACTGGAAAACAAGTTCAGCTCCACCTTTTCATGGTCACCATTGCCGGCGATCTTGGCGGCTATAACATCCTTGACGCTGGGCGCGCGCATCATCAGCTTGTCGGTCACAACCCCATTGAGATTGGCCTTGTGCTTGAGCGTTACGGTAACGCCTTCGTCACTCAGGACCAGCCAGGACGGCAGCGGTGCAGTAAGAGAATCGGTCATTTCATCAATCCTTAGAGGCCCAGGGCCGAGCGTTCAGCGGCCAGCTGATCAACACCGTTGATCACCTGCACCATGTTGGCAAAGTCGATTTCGAACATCACACGCCCGTCGATCTCGAGCTTGTAGTAGGTGACGGCTACGGCGTGCTTGATTTCAGCCTTGTCGCCCGGTTTCCAATCGCCCATATCGACTTCTTTGAGCGAGCCGCGCAGGGTCACAGTTACAGACTTGACGGTGCCTTTTTGGCCCTTGAACGATCCACGGAAAACGAGGTTGCACGCGGTCTGATCCGCCAGGCCGAAGAACTTCAGCGCCTCTTTACGCACGCCGTTGGTGGTGAATGCCGCTTCCAGCTTTTCCAAACCGGTGGGCAGGTCGACCGGGCCGCTCATGCCGCCGCCCCGGTATTCCTCGGTTTTGATCGAGAGTTTGGGCAGCGTCATGGACGGCACGTCACCGGAAAAGCTCACGCCATCAGCAAACATGACGCAGTTGGTCAACATTTCAGGAATCATTGCTCGGCCCCCTTAGGCTGCTTCAAGAACTTCGGTCAGCCACTCATTGGTGACTTCGATCAGGAAATTCGGGTTCTCGGCCGGCGGCACGTCGGTGAAGCGAATGCGCCAGTAGATTTTGCCCTGCTCGATTTGGCTGGCCGTGTTGCGCTCGGTGTCCGCGTAGACCTCGAAGTTGATCACTGCGCCGGCGTTCTTCTGATCACGCATGAAGGCCTGAAGCCCCTCGGTGACGTCAGACACATAGGTTTTAGTGATCGAGCGGTCTACAGCCCACTTATGACCCGCCTGGATCGCATCCATGAGGATGTCGCAGGTGCGCACACGGGTGACGAAGGACCACTTGGCATCGGCCGAACAGGTACGGTTGCCCCACAAGCGGTAACCGCCATCGCGAATAATCGTGGTGATGTTCGCGTTATTGAGCAGGTTGGCCCGGCACGTCTCGTCGCCGTCCAAGTACTCCACCGGCCGAGTGGTACCGGTGATGCCAACAAACTCTTTGTTCGATGGTGACGCCCAGTAGCCGTACTCGGCATCGGTCCAGGCAAACAAGCCTGCCACCCAGGCCGAAGCCGGTGCGTTAACCGTCGCGCTTTCGACGGTGCTCCAGAACTGCACGCCCGGATCTACCAAGTAGATGCGCTTACTGCCGAAGTTCAGGGCGTAGGCCATGGCGGCCTCATCAGTGGTATTCGGACCATCAACAATGGCAATTGCGCGCAGCTTGCCGGCCAGGGCATCCATGGCGGTGGCAACCGCCTGCGTGGCCGAGTGCCCCGGGGCAATCAGCAATTTGGGCTGGGCGTTGTGTCGGCTCTTGCCGTCCAGCAGCGCCTGAAGGCCCGTGCGCTGCCCGTCCGTCAGAACGCCGCCGATGATGGCGGATGTTTGCAGCGCGGCGTCAGCGAGCTTAGGGACGCCAATGGCGACGATTACAGCCTTTGCCCGCACATAGATCGCCTGACAAGCCCGGGTAATTGCCGAATCGGCACCGAACGCGGCAATGGCTTCGCGCTCGGACGTGATCAGCTTCAGCTCGCCAGCCTTGGCACTACCGCCACCGAGTACCCCTGGGGTGAAGGTGTCGCAAAGGCCGATGATCGAGGACGATGGGAGCGAGATAGTGCGCGGCCCCGTGTCGATCAGCGAAGTGGTGATACCGTGAAAGAAACTCATAGGGCTCAATCTCCAGATACGAAAAAACCCCGCATAGGCGAGGCCGTAGGTTGTTCGTGTTACGCGTAACGGAAAAGAAAACGCCCCGTCGATGCGGGGCGTTACTCGGTGCTGCCAGCCAGCCAGACCGGCTGCGTCGGGCGATCAGAAGCGCCCGGGAATAACTCGGAATCAGGCCAGTCGCGCAGATCCAGGCGATAGCGCTGCAATTGCTGATACTGCTCAGCGCGCAAGGTTGTGGGGCGATCAGCCTCAAGCTCGTCGCGGTGGCGCGTAACCAGGCTATCAGTGGCTTTCAACTGACGATCACGCCAAGCGCGCTCCTGCCCCCGCGCATCATCCGGCGAAACCTCGGGAGTGACCCAGGCCGGGCGACCATCAGCATCACTACCACGACGCATGCCAGGAGGCGGCGACTTCTGGCCAAAGTTCTGCCAATCGTCCTCTGTCACCTCCACAACATCTGGCGGCCAAGTACCCGCAGCGTCATAAGCTGATCGCTCAGACAAGAACAAAAAGCCGCAATCTTGCGCGCTGTAATAAATGACTTCGGACCTGACTAGCTCCGGCACTTCTTCTTCATTGGCCATACTCAATTCCCGATAGCAAATATCAGAGGTTTAACAAGCGACTGATTGCCAGTGCCAAACCATTGCGGAAAAACCTTAACGCCCAGGCGATCCCAATATTCCATCTGGAACATCTGATCCGACAGCGTATTGCTACTTGTGGATCTCGTAAAAACACCAGCAAAAAGGCACTCAGTCGGGAATGGGACAGGATGACTTACTGCGGGATAAGCAACTGTTTCAGCTCCAGCGAGCGGCCCCTCGTACCACTGAAGGTAAAGCGGCGTTCCGTCCTTAGTTGGAATCAGAACGCGGCCATTTGGCTGCATAGCGACAGTAGCCAGCACATCAGTGATATTGCCTTCGGTGAAGACCTTTTTATCACCCCAGACCAGATCGCCCACAGGCGACATCTTCAGGTAGCGCGCAAACTTGCTCGACCAATTGAAAAGCAGCGATGGCGCGTACTTCATATCAGATTGCGTGTTGCCAACTTCTTGAACTTCCCTGATCTCGGCTGCGCCACCCGCACCATCTCCGCCATTGTCTGCGCCGGCCGGGATTGGGCCTGACAGAATCGGCCGCTGACGACTGACCGAACCAATCCGAAGAGAAGTTGCCAGATCGGCTTTCAGGTTAAGCGAGGCCGTGACAGTCGTTGCATAGGCGTTTACCGCCGACCAAACAAAGGCCGTGTTGGCCAACTGCGTGGTATTGGTGCCAGCGGTAGCCGTTGGAGCTGTAGGGGTGCCCGTGAATGCGGGGCTTGCCAGGTTGGCCTTGGACGCAGGACTGAAGTTTCCGCCGTGGTACACCAAGTTACTGCCCCAAAGCAGGTCCCCCAGGTTCGACATCGCCAAATCGCGAGCTTTCAAACCTTGCCAGTGGAACAAAATACGGGGGGCGTAATCCAGTGTCGTTTGAGCGGCGCCGACTTCCTGAGCCTCTCGGATTTGCAGCGCACCACCGGTACCAGTGTTGTCTACCCCACCAGGGGCCGGGGCGGCCAGAATCGGATACTGCTGACTCACTGCGCCGACACGAAGCCCGTCAGTGATTCCATGCCCCGCCAACGTAGTGGGATTGGTACCAGCAATAACACGACCGTACTTATCGACGGTGACATTGGCGTAAGAGCCAGCGCTCACGCCGGTGCGGCCAACAGCCATTTCAAAGGCCAGGGCAGTAGTGCCCAATACAATCGGCGCATCCGTCACCAGCTGCCAAACGCTGTCGCCGTTGGCAGTGCCCTTCTCGACACTGACAAACAGCCCCGGCGTCACCTCGGCGCTGCTGTCTGCGTCCTGGGTGCGCTTCCACACGCCGGTCGAAGAAACCACGTACAAGCCGTTTTCCTTGGCGTCCCCCTGATTCTTCACCAGCACGCGCGCATCCGCCGGCAACAACACGCCGTCGATGGTCTGCACGCCGCTCAAGGCAATGCTGGCCGTGGTCGCCACCAACACCGAATGTTTAAAGTCCATTTTTGCCATGGCTTCAACAATCTGGGTGTCAACGTATTCACGGGTCGCCAGGACAATCGCCGGGTCAATCTTCAGGACGACGCTCGCGGTACTCGCGACGATGAAATTCATCCGGATAATTTGGGTCTTGCCGGTCCCCTGCACAAGCAAAGGCTTGAAGCTCGGCGCGCAGTTGGCTACCGCCACCAGATCGCCGGCGGCGTCATACAGACCGATTTCCCGGATCCACTTACCGCCCACGTCGGCCGGAATCACCTGCTCAGTGATGATGATATTCGGGTTGGCCGGATCGGTTCGCACCTGATTGACCGCCGCGCGGCGCCATTCGTTGATCAGGCGGGTTTGCGTGCGATTGGGGATTGGGTCCGTGCCGTTGGCATCACCCACGCCCATTTGGGCGAAGGTCCAAGACTGGCCCAAGGCGGTAGCGTTTGCCTGTTTCGCCTCCCCAACTTCCGTGAGGATGGCGAAAAACTGACTGTTCTGATCAATCATGGATACACGTCCTGGGTGTCAACTTCATCGATACACATGACCAGGCCATAAGTGCCGGTCACCTCGATATCGCGGGGGGTTGGTGGGTAAACGTCGATCACTTCACCCTCGCTTACACAGGCGCCGATGCCGATGTAACCGGTGGTTTCCAGGCTGATCGCCAGACCGGTCATGTGCCGACTGACGGGCTTGGCGTCATCAATGAGCCGGGTCAACTCTTCGTACATTTCTTCGGTAATGCCGGCGTCCAAAACGCCGACTTTCAGCGCGAACGTGCCCGGCACCCCCTCGGGCACCGTCTGCCACCACTCCATGACCTCGATCAGATAGCCCAGCGGCTCCACCACGCGACGCAATGCGCCAATCGTGCCTTTGTGCTTGTGGATGTAGTACGAGGCCCTGATGGCGGCCCGCTTAGTCGACTCGCTCCACCGGTAATCCCAGCGGTCGACCGACCAGGCCCAAGCCAGATGTAGCAACAAGTGGGCTGGGCACGTATCGGCGTTGTAGAGCGTGCGCAACGGAACAATGGTTTTTTCGTAGAACGCGGCTTCAATGGCTCGCTCTAGCTGGGTGCTATTACTGGGTAGCAGGCTTTTCATCCGCCAACCTCACGTCGTAACCGGTGCAGTAAGCGGCCTGGGCCTTTGTGGGTGACAGGTCGACCCACCCAGTCAGCTCAACACGAGAAACGCCTGCAACATGCACCTGGGCGTCTACCGCAGACCGGGCCACCTCAACGCCGAGACGCTTACGGGGATTGATCCAGCTCGATAGGCGGCTTTTGGCTTCGGCCAAGGCTGCGTCACGCTCAGGCCCCGCGCTGTTCATATGCAGGATGGCGTCAACTCGGTACTTCAGGATTTGGGCCCCCTGAACCTTGACCCGGTCACCCAATGGCCGCACATCCTCATCATTCAGCGCGGTAGCCACCGTGGCCAACAGTTCCGGCGTGGCCGTACCATCCCCCTCCGCACTCAGCACCGTTACGGTAACGTTTGCCGGCGACGGACTTTCCGCCGTGGCATCCCGCACAAGTCCAGACGCGTTACGGGCATGCAGGATGTAGCTGTTACGCGGGCCGGCCGTGGTCAATCCCTCGTAAGCCAACTGGATGCGCTCACGAAACGAGTCATGATCCTCAAGTACTTGCGGCACCGGCGGAACCGCCAGCAGATCCTCGGGCTGAATAACTAGGCGTTTCAGATTGACGTTTGCGCCCAACTGATCGAGGTCGCTACCAGTGGCGTGAGCCAACAGCAGCGCCTTGCATGCATCGTTAACCCGGGCGCGGTTACCAACCTTGTTATAAGCCCCAACCTCCAGCAATTTGGAAACCGGATCACTTTCGAGCGCGGCATTCCAGTTGTCGCCCATATAGGCGCGAAACGCCGATAGCCCTTCGTCGTAGACCTCTTCAAAGTCCAGCGGCTCAAGCACCTCCGGCGCCGGCAAGGCCGACAAGTCCACGATGCTCATACGCTTACCTCCAAGACAAAGCTGTCGCCCAGGTACTCGCCGGCAACGCTCATATTGATTTTCCCGTCCAGCAGCGACAGCGCCGTCACGCGCTCAAGCTTTAGGCGTGGTTCACTACGGCCGAGTGCATGGGCCGCCTCGGCCTGCACCGCACTTTTCCAGCCAGCATTGATTGGCAAGTCAACGAACAGGCGTAGCTTGCTGCCGTACTCCGGCCGGTGCCGGCGACTGCCCAGGGGCGTACTTAAGATGTCCGCGATGGACTGTCGCAAATGCTCGATGCCGGATATGGGTTGCCCGGTGTGGCGATCCATTCCGATCATCTGGCTTAACCCTCCTGGGCGTATTCGCTATGAGCCTTCAGGAAGGCCACGGCCTCTTTGTCAGATTCCGGCACCACAACCAGGCTCTTGACCACCGGGTAGGTACGATCGGTATCAGGCACAACCAGCGTGCGCGACGTGTAGACCAGATCGCGGAACGTCAAAGACGCAGGCGCAGCGGAGGCTTGTTCTTCGGTTGCGGGCTTCTCGATGGGCTTGGCCATGATTTCTCCGGGCATGAAAAAACCCGCACGCGGCGGGCTGTAGGTGAATTGGGTTAGTGCTTGTGGTGGTTATCGCTATTACCGGCCGCCAGAATATCGGCGTCGCCGGTGATGCTTTGCGTTACGTGTAACGGGCCGTCGATTTCTACCGCGCCGATCAACGCTATCTGCGGCGATTTGATCGCGGCCCAACCGGGCGCCAGATCGAACTCGGTACCGCCCACCGTGGCATTCACCGCGTTATCCGTAACGGTAACCACTGTGCTGCCCACTTTGATGGTGACCGTACCCGTGGGCAGCGTGATGGTGTACGTCTTGGCCTCCCAGTCGTAAACCAGGGAGCCGCCATCGTCAAAACGCCAGACTTCTACATGGTCCCGGTTATCCGGCGGTCCGCCGGCATTGCCGTACAGCCCGGGAATAAACGTCCCCATGCCCGCCTGGCCGCTGGGATTGAACAAAACCCCCTGCTCGCCCAGGCTTGGCGCGCGCCAATGTCGCGCCTTACCGGCCGCCAGGCTGTGCCAGCGCACCCAGGCGCTCGTCCATTCGCCATTGCTGACACGTACCGCCGGTGCCGCCAGATCCACGCCGACCACCACACACGGCATTAGCATGGCCGCGATCATGCGGTCATGTTCCGCACTGGCGTAACTCACTGAATGTCCTCGGGACTTACCGGCCCGTCACCTGGTTCTATGTCGATAACCAGCGAGCCAGGCGGTTCGTCAGGCCATGGCCAAGTGAACTCTCCCAACTCGAAAGGCTGGATCCATTGAACTGACCACATGACGAACTGTTCAAGCTCAGGCGTGGGAGCTTCAGGCTGGGCGTGGACCTGCGACGGCGGGCCGGTGACAAAATCCAAATCCCAAAACTGATCCTTTAGCACCGTCATCATTTGGCCAGCCAAGATAGCGGCCTGGAGCGATGCCTTAGACCGGTCTGCCTCCACCAGAATGCAGGATTGGAAACGACCAAGGACCGCCGTTTTGCCCTCCCCTCGATCCAGGCCCGGTGCCATGTCAGTAATCCCGTACAACAGCGCCGGCGTCATCACCTCGGCGCCCAGCTCCGGGAACTGCTCAACATGCACCACCTTGGGCATGCACTTGCTAATGATGCGAGTGATCGCATCATGTAATGTCGTCAGTTCGCTCATTGGACACACTCAATACTAAGTCGACCATGCCGGAACCATCGGGCTTCTGGCGAACAACCTTGTAACGGCCACCACCCAACAGGGGCGGCAGCTCAATGGTTAAATGGTCGCCCTTTTTGACGCCTTGCACGTCGACCACTCGCGCGGTCAGGGTGGGCTCTAACACCTCGTCGGCGTTGATTGCGCCACCCAAACGTGCCGCGCCGCTCTTGCTGCCGCCGATTTCAGCGCCGATAAAGGGGGAGGCAAACGCACCGAAGACTCTACGACCATCTGCCAGCGTCGCTGGATCGCCCAGGCGCTCTACCGCCAAGGCGTCCATGCGATCTGCCAGAGCCCGAAAGCCGCCGGCCATTACTGGATCAACAGGGCTTCAGCGAAGCCGCCAGACGCGTCAGTCAGCAGCTTGCCGAAGGGCACAGCATCCGCAGTGCCATCAGCGACCAACGTACCGGCCAAAACACTGACCTTGACGCCTGCCTTCAGCGCACCGGTGACAGGCAGCACCCAGGCATCACCCAGCACGCCGGTAAAGGCCTGGCCTTTTACCGTGTCTTCCAGCGGGATCACCACCATGGCGTTGATCGCCACAGGTACGCCGGCTTTGGTGCCGCCAGTAGGGGACACAAACGTGCAAGACCGGCCGGTACCCGAATAATTCTTAGACATCGCTCAATTCTCCAGAACGCAAAAACAACAAACCCCGCACTAGGCCGGGTTATCAGGGACAGCGGGGTTTACTTACCAGCGGCGCTGTACAGGCCACGGAAGTCGGCAGGCGCAACGCCTGCGTCGATACGCACCTTGCTGGCCACGCCGTCGACGCTGAAGCCGTTTTGCTGCTCCACATACGGCGTATCAATGCCGTTGAGGTAAGCAACTTCAATGGTGTCGCTGCCTTGCTTGGCAGCCATATACCAGGCCGTTGCCGACGCATCATCAAGACGCGGCTCACCAATCACTTTGGCAAAGCCGCGGATCGGGTTGATGATGCCAGAGTTAGCATCAGCGCCCGGCACAGAGGCCGAGTTGATGATTTGGTTGGCCTTGTCTTCCAGGGCCACCGGGGTCAGCACGTAAGCAGGGCGAATGTTCAAGGTGCGAGGCTTGCCACCATCAACCTGGGTTTTTTGCGAGGCCATTGCAGTCTTACCAGCGATCAAGCTGGCAATGGACAGCTCAGACGCCGGACCGGCCGCGTTGTTTTTGCGCGAAGCATCAAACAACGACTTACCGTCGCGCATCTTCGGCGGACTGGTCAGTACCGCATAGACCAAATCACCGATGGTCGCGCGCGCTGCCTGGCCCATCTTGTAAGGCACGTCACTCAACAACGACAGGTCGTCGTTGATGATCGCCTGACGGGTGATCGAAAACAGCTCGCCGTAGGTCGCCAGCGTGATCGGCTCGCCGCGATCACTTAGGGTGATGTGTTTGTACTCGGCGCCCGGGCGCACTTCGCGCAAGCTCGGGAACTCGCCCAGGCCCACACGCGAAGAGGTTTTGAAGTCGCTCAACTGCCCTTTTTTGGTCCAGAGCTGGAACGTCTCGGGGGCTTCTTCCCACCCGGTCAAAACCGACTTACCGGCGATATCCAGCAGGATCTGCCCGAAGTCGCTAGAACCGTGGGTAAATGCCATGCCGACCATCTGCATCGGGTTGAGCGTCGCCACCAAAATGCCGCGCTCGGTCAGAGATGCACGGGCCAGCTCGCGCATACTCATGTGGTTCAAGCCGTTGCTGGCCTCGATTGCGGCGATGCCGATCCGCGCCTCCAGGGATGCACGCACCGAATCGCCAACCAGATTACCGTTGGAAATATGACCGTGCAGACCCGGGATATTCGATGGCGTGGACTGCTCGCCCAACTTGGCCAACAGCTGCGCCCGGGCACTTTCAACAGTGCAGGCCATGTCAGCTACGCAAGCTTGCAACAGCTCGGAATGGTCAGTTGCAAAACTGCCGAAAGCGGCAGTGATACCGGTACGGCGCACGCCTTCCTCGGCAATGACCTGGGCGCGAATCTGATCAGCCGACAAGGAATTTGCCGGAGCCGGGGCAGGCGCTGGTGTTGGAGCTGGAGCCGGGGCAGGCACTTGGTTACGCGGGTTCATCAGGCTGTTAAAAGCTTCTGGCGGCATGTGTTCAAACTCCTGCATGCGTTTCGATTTGAGTTGTGCGGCAGCTACCAGCGGATCAATCAACTGATCAGCGAAGCCGGCTGCCACCGCCTCGCTGCCATCCATCCATGTTTCATCCTTCAACAGCGCGTGGATTTCTTCCGCGCTCTTGCCGGTCTTGCTGACGTAGGCCTGCACCAACGTTCCTTCAACCTTGTCGAGCAGATCGGCATAGCGGCGCATATCGTCCGCATCACCGCCCTGCGCGCCCCAGGGCTTGTGGATCATCATCATGGCGTTAGTCGGCATATACACCTTGTCGCCCGCCATCGCGATCACGCTGGCCATAGAAGCGGCCAGACCGTCGATGTACACATCTACGCGGGCCGGGTGGGCCTTGAGCGTGTTGTAAATCGCCATGCCGGCGAACACATCGCCACCGGGCGAGTGAATGCGCAGATTGATTTGTGACACGTCACCACAGGCGGCCAGATCCTGGGCGAACTGCTTGGCGGTGATACCCCATCCGCCGATCTCGTCATACAGCAGGATCTCGACACTACCGCGCGCCATGGCGCGCATTGAGTACCAACTCTCCACTGGCTGGTTTGCCGCCGTAATCACGGACGAAACCGACGACTGAACCGACGCCCTGGGCATCGTCAGCGGCGGCGCTTCACGCTTTCTCTTTTTCGCTTGATAGGTCTGCATTGACGGTCACTTTCCCGTAGAACTTGTGATAGGCGTCGGAGCTGAACACCAGCCCTTTCGCCCGGTTGCTTTCGATTTCCGCCTGACGCGAGCGCTTAAGTTCTTGCGGGTTTCGCCCACGCGCTCGGATCACTTCGGCCTCATCGGCAAAACCGCCCTGCACCAGCGCATCCCAGGCGGTCGCCTCATGCACCGGGTTAATCCAGGGCATCACCGGCCCCTGATAAACCGCGCCGTACACCGAATCCATGTTTACGTCGCCTGGCGGCACAAGCACGCCGCTGACCAACGCCATTTCGATAAAGGCCCGGTAAACCTTGCGCGACCAGTAGTCGATGAATTCGTGTTGCAGCAGGTCGTAACCCAGTTGCGACTCCACCAGTTCCTGACGCTGGGCCGAGTAAGTGCCCGTGTAACTGCGCGTCGCCGTGGAGTAACCAATGCGCGTACCCGCCGCAACCGCGCGCAACTGACCGTTGCGGAAACTCTCCACAAACTGGCTGGGCCGGTTGCTTTCAATCATCCCCACGTCTTCGCCGGGCAGCAGCCCGTCAAACACCATGCCCGGGGCAATCGGAATACTTCGGGCACCAGTGGCCTGACCGTCTTTGCCGGCAGTCGTAGGCGCAACCACGTAGTCGTCGGTCGAGCCCTTTTTGATGAACATCGCCAGGGCTGCGCTGATACGGGCAGCAACGCGCTCGCTTTCTTCGTAGTCCTTGATGTCCGCCAAGCGCGTCAACACGGCGTGCAACAGAGGCTGGCCCCTGTTCTGCCCAATTCGCTTGCGGTACGCGATGTGCAACATCCGATCAGCCGGCACGAACTTGGTATCCACCGACATGCTGAAACCCAAGGCACTGCCGGGGTGACGCTTAAGCAGGTTGTATCCGACGACCCGGCGCCAGGCGTCGCGTGTGATGCCCTGGCAAATCCCTTTCGATTCGTCGTTATAGCTCCAGGGCAGGTAATCCGGCTCCAGCAACTCCAGGGTAAAAGGCACTTTATGCAAGTGCTTGAAGTTGGCCACCTTGCCAAACAACTGCTGGGCTAGCGCCTCGCCATCACGTAGCCAGGTGCGGCACACCAGCCGCTCCATTTGCGCCCGGGTTAGCTCTCCCGAGGTTTCCGGCCGCAAGGACCACTCGGCCCACAGGTCTTTGATTTGCGCCGCGAACTCCAGGTGAATGTTGCCAGCGTGATCCAGGGGCAGCGGCTCCACCGCGATCCCGGCACCACCCACTACCCGCTCTTCCAACCGGTCGAAAATACCCGTCACCAGGTCGTGGTCTTCGTCCAACTTTCGAGCCTGGCCGCGCAACGATTCAGCGTCGCGCTGCAACGAGTTGTCAGCGCTTCGCGTTTGTCGCTTCGCCTTGTGTGTGCGCGTGACCTCGGCAGCCTCAAAGGCTTGGATTCCGCTACGTGCCGCCAGGCGCCGTAACCCCGCACCCGGGCTAACCGCTGCAATGCAGCGGTCGAGGAAGTTCAACGAAACTCAGCCAGGGCATAACCCGGACTGCCCTGCGCGGCGGCGCGCTGGGCACTAACGCGGCGCTCCCATTCGCGTCGACCTGCTTGGATTTGCGGCAGTTCGGCCATGGTGTGGGTGCGGCCATTAAAAATGGTCGTTTTACCCAGCAGAATGGCGGCCTCTGCCTCCAGATACTTGTCCAGCATCTCCTGCGCGTTTATAGCCATCCGTTACTTTCCACGTTATGCCAGTCGCCAGGGGCGTCGGCTTGAGTTGATGGGTGCTCAGGCCGCGCCGACTCAATCGGCGGCTCTGATTCTTCTGGCTCATTCAGGTCTGGCACTTCCGGCACCTCCCACGCGCCCGTGGCCGGAACGAACTGAGCCTCTAAGGCCAGTTGCTCCAGATCCAGGCCAAAACGCTCCTGACTGATCCGCAGAGCGGCCAGTGCATACACAAAACAGTCAAGGGCTTCATTGCGGCGGCGGCCGTTGGTCCAGCGCTGAACCCGGCGGCCTTTGGAAACCACCCATTCTTTACGCTCGCTGGTCAGCTGCTTCATTTCGTCTTCGTCACACACCAGCTCGTTAAGCGGCAAGTGGATGCACTCAGGCACTGGGCGGTCGCCGTCCGGTTCGATTTTCAAGCGGCTGTAGATCAGCTCCTTGGCGTTGTCCGTACCTACCTCAGTGAGGTAAACCCGGTCGCCCTTGGTCTTTTTCTTTGGGAAGGTGGCAATCTTCTTGCCGTAGGTCGCAGCGCCGAACACCGGGATAACCCAGGTGACGCCGTGCTTTTTGCTTTCCTTGCGAACTTCGTCCGAGTAGTGACCACCGGAGTCCCAGCACCAGCGCTCTACACGCATTAGCGTGCCGTCTTCGCGGGTGAACTGGCGTCGTATTTCCTGGCCCACTTTCTTGCGCAGCTCAACGCTTGCAGGGTCACCGGTCAGCACCCAACGGTGGACCAGCCACGCTTCCTCACCGGCGCCGAAAGCCCAAACACGGCCCTCATAACGGTCATCCTGCGTGTCAATCCCGCCGAACAGCGCGACACCCCGGGCGGGCACTTTCAGGTAGTTGCTACGCCGCTTGGCCAGCACTTCCCATTCCAGTTTCTCGCCTTGGTCTTCTTCCCAGGCTTCGCCCAATGTGGTGTTGATAAAGGTCTTGAGCTTTCCCCGGTCCTTGCCGACTTTCAGCCATTCACTGACCACCGAAGCCCAGGTAACGAACTCGGAGTACACGGTCCAGATGTGGAACGTGACAGATCGCGGCGTGGTGATTGGCTGATCATCGGCGGAAAACCACTCCATGCCGTCGCGGGTCCAAATACCTTGGCGCTCGCAGATGTAGCGGCCAGTAACTGAGGCCTGAATCATTTCGTGGTATTCGAACGTGCAACCGTTGCCGGACTCGCACAAGTACCAGGCTTTCTCAACCTGGCCGTATCCATCGAGCCGCCAGCGCATGCCGTAAGGCTTGTCGAAGGCTCCCCATTTCAAATGCTGCTCTGTGCCGCAGCACGGACATTTGATGTTGAACCGAAGGAAGTGCGGCGACTCATCAGCCGCCCGGCTGATTTGGCAGCCCTCGCCCACTGACTCGTCATCCTCACCGCTGGCAACGATCACCCCAGGAGTAGACCCACGTATTGATTTAGGAAACGTCGCGCCTTCAAGGCGCTTATCCCCCAGCATCGTCGGGGAGCCCTCACCCTCGATATCGGCGTCGAACTTTGACAGTTCGTCGTAGATCACTTCATCAGGGCTTTTCTCCCGGTAGTTGCGCGCCGCCTTACCACCCAGGCACCAAAGCATTTTCGAGTTATCAAAACGCTTTTCGTCCAGGGTGTTATCCCGGTGCTTCACGCCGTACCAGGGCGCCAAAGCGCGCACCAGGGGAACGTCGCGGATCATCGTTTCGATATGGCGCTTCATCATGGTGTCGGCGTCCGGATCGGTCGGGCACCAGGACAACACGTTGCGTTTCTTGTGCTGGATCTTGTAGCCCTTATTGGCTACCAGCATCTTGGTATAGCCAACCCGCGCGGACTTCAGCACGTTGACTACAGCGATCAGGTCATTGCCCATCGCATTAAGAATGGCGACCTGAAACGGCGCCGTGGTCCAGCGCCCCTCCTGATAGGACGACTCGGAGGACAGGTAAAAATGCTTATCGGCCCACTCAACCGCCGTCAGTGGCGGTTCCTTGTAGAGACCGGTTAGGCCCTTACGGACGCTATCAATCAGCGCCCTCATCCAGGGCTTCGACGAACTCATCTAGAAGCTCCGGCAAGGTGTCGGCCAGGTTGACCGCTTCGTTCCGCGTAACGGCTATTTCACGTTGGATAGCCTCGATGTGACGCACCTCGATATCCGGGTGCTTGCGTTTCACTTTGATGTGAATGGTGTCCAGCGTTGAGCCGAGCATCGCGCTCAACTTGCCCAGAGCGAACAGGCAGAAATCCACCGGCACCAGCTTTTTGGCTTTCACCCGATTACGCATTTCTTGGGCGTCGGCTTGCTCAGTGGTCAACCGCAGTTTCTGCTGCGCTTGCTTGTACTCAATCAGCGGATCGATGGGTTGGCCGTCGTCATCCAGCGGTTGTTGTTTCTCGCCCTTGTGAACCAGCCGGTTATCCAGCACAGAACGCACGTCATAAAACGACTCCCGGCCAATCTTGGCGATGGGCGTCACCCCCCATTTATCGAAGGCTTGCGTGGTAATCCCGAGGCTGTCCGCCATGCGTGATTTGTTCAGCCACTCGGGTTTACGGGTGATCGATTGATTAGCCATAACTACACAACAACCAACCTTTGAAAATGGGTCATATATAGCGAAGACGCGGGGCCCGAATTACCCCCATGAGAGGTGGGGGTCCGGGAGTACCTTTGATTTTTCGAACCGGCCGCCCTGTCAAGCTAAAAAGGTGAGAAAATTGAAGAAAAGGCCACTTTTTTCACCCTTTTTCTGAATTCACGGCGATTATGGCCATTACCGGGCCGAAGCCATCGCCTCAGCCCAGGCGGTCGCTGCGTCAGCTTGATAGTTCGCGTTTACGATGTTTTGCCCGATCTTGAAGAACGGGAAAATGGTTCGATACCTGGGCGCTGAATCCGCGAAGATGAACACCGGCCGAACTGCATCGCCCATGCCCATCGACTTGCGCTCCCACACACCCTGCGTGCCGTCAACATCACCTGAGAAGAAGCGATGGGCGTTACCCTTACGTCGACTTTTAGCACTGCCATTGGCGTTTGCTTGATAGCCTCGCGTCGATTCAGCAGCCCCCAGGCCCGACAGGATCTTCAACATCGTGCCGCGTGACACGTTGCCGTACTGATTCATAAAAGCCGTGGTGGGCACGGCGTATTGGCCGCCGCGCATAATGCCGCGTGCTATCAACGATTTCTCGAAACGCTTGTGAGGCCGCAGACCACCGCTCACCGACTGCTGAAGGTAAGTGTCGGCAGGAATACCCGACGCCCATGAGTCTTTGAAGTAGACCTCAGCGGCTCGCGCCTTGGTGGCCATTTTTACGAACAGGCTGTTCAGCGTGGTCGGGGTGGGCCGGTCTAGGCGTTTCTGCATCACCGTTATGGTGCCCTTCTTGACCCGCTGGGCCAGTAAGGTCGCGGTGCGAGCCATCACAAATGGAATGTGCTTTTTCTCTAGCTCCCGCATGCCCGCAGAAACAGGGAACGCGTCCAGCGACATGTCGACCTTGAACATCGTCCCTCCCCGATTCTGTCGATCTACTGACCGTTAGTGGTACGGCCTGGAGCCGGGTCGCTAACGCCCGCCTTACGTGCCAAGAATTGCGTGTACAGGCCACCGGCAACATCTGCACCTATCACGGCGATTACGATGCCCAAGCCGGCCGCCAGGTAGAGGTTGTTCCACAGGGCCATTGCGAGCAGCAACGTGGCCATACCCAGCAGGCCAGAAGCGAGAAAGCGCAGTGCTACTCGCTGAAGGATTTGGCGAAGGCCAAGATCGCTGCCTGATGCGCGAAGCATTTCTCCAGACAAACCGGCGAGGCTCAGCAGAACCAACAACCACAAAGGTACATCGGTCAGCGCCTGATGCTCGGAGTTCATCTTGAGTCCTCAAATAGGTCGGCATCCACGTCGTTGGCATCCGCTTTAGGCAAGGAGACAGGCGTGGGGCCGAAAACAAAAAAGCCCCGCTCAGTGGCAAGGCTTGAAAATAGGAACAAAAAACCCGACTCAGTAGCCGGGTTTTGAAGGCGTCTCGCTGCGTTCACAGCAATACACGCTGCTATGAAAACAGATGTATTCCGCGCGGAAAAGTGTTTTTTACCTCGTAGAGAAAAGGTAGATTACCAATGGGAAGCTATGTATCCACCTAAAGAGCAAGGATGTTATCAACGTGAACGACGAAAACCTACACGGACTCAATGAAACACACGAAACCTCACACCTAAAAGAGTATTTAGATTACTACAAAACCCTATCAAGCCCAGGATATGGAGTATTAGTAACTGGCGACTGGGGATCCGGCAAGACACACCAAGTAACACAAATATTAAAAAAGGACGAAATTTATTATATTAGTTTATTCGGCACACAAACTACAGAAGAAATTTATTCAACCGTATATGCAAAAATGCATCCAACACTTGCCATTACAAAGGGACTGGCGAATTCTACGGATGGCGCTGGAGCGGGTCCAGTTAACGTAGGTGGTCTAGTTGCCGGCTTGGCAAACGCGTTGATAAGAGAGCACGTGAAAAACGACAGAATCCTAGTCTTTGACGATCTTGAACGGAGCAAGATCGCCACGAATGACTTACTTGGAATATTCAACAAATATCTAGAGCATCATCAATGCAGAGTAGTTGTCCTGGCACATGACAAAAAAATAGCAGATAGCTTTATAGGATCCAAAGAGAAAGTATTTGGCCAAACCATAGTTATCACTCCCAAAACCTCGGAAGCATTTGACAGCTTTGTAAAAAATATTAAATCGACAGACACCGCAGCAATTATAAATAAACTCAAATCCGTAATCTTAGACATCTTTCACGAATCAGAGACTTATTCTCTTCGAATACTAAAACACTCCATAGAGGACTTGACCAGGCTACTCAACCTTCTTGCACCAAAGCATAAAGCTCATGAAGTAGCATTGGCAGAACTCAGCAGTCTTTTCGTTGCACTTAGCCTAGAAATCAGGGCAGGCCGCTTAGTTGGTACAGACCTTGTGGACCGAGCCAATACTATATTTAGACATAAAATGGCATCAACTAGAGATTTCACAACTCCGCGACCCTCGATTTACAATGCAGCTGAGAGATATAACAGTATCGACTTAGGCAATCGCATATTAAATGATGACATACTCATAAGAATGCTTACCAAAGGCATCTATTCCGAGCCACTACTCCACGCATCATTAAACGAGAGCCTTTACTTCACAAAGGCTGCCGACTTGCCTGCGTGGAAAGTTTTCATGAAGTTTGACGAACTGAGCGAGTCCGAATCTCGCGACGCAGCAGAAAAACTTATTAGTCAATTCGATGAGAGAGAGATAACCACCCCTGGTGAAATGTTTCATCTATTTGCATTCAGATTTCTCCTATCAGAAATGACTATAATAAATAGAAGTCTCGACGAAGTCGAAGACGAATGCAAAAAGTACATTGACGACCTTCTTACCCAGAACAAAGTTAAACCGCTAAGAGGAGACATTCATCATAGCGGAACCTCATACTCTAACATTTATGACAACTACGCTAGCTGGGTCGAAGATAGCTACAAACCTCACTTCTTCAGAATAAATGACTATTTCAGAGATATTGAACGCCAGGCCACGATAAAAAGTTATCCTGAGTTCTCAAAAATACTCACAAACCTAATATCAACAGACGGAGCAAAATTCGCTGAAAAAGTCAGCCATACAAATAGCGGAAACAATGATTATGCAACCATTGATATTATGCCATGCATTAACGCTAGCGATTTTGTCCAAGAATGGATGGGATCACCAGCAAAACACTGGAGACATATTAGCAGAGGAATAGAGCAAAGATATTCTTCAGGGCAACTTTCCGGCACCCTCAAAACTGAAAAACCTTGGTTAGTTGAGGTCATGCGCCTAATTGACCGAGAACATGAAAAAGCCACACAGTTCAGAAAAAAACGAATTAGTCGAATTTGGTCAACTGACTTTAGAGATTTAGTTAATCAATCTTAGCCGTAATAGATTTTTTGGAGGGCCCCAGATAATTGAGGCCCTTGCTTTTCAAAGAAAATTTAAGCTACTTCTCGTAGACCACTGACAGCGCAATCGATCCATGCGGCCCCAGCCCTAGCTAACTCTCTAGCTTTGCCTTCACTGATACCATAATACTTACCCACCCGTACCATGGGCCATTTCGCACCATAGTATAGCCAAATAACATCGCCCATCTGTTGATCCCTGTGGCTAAGTCTTGCCACCGCACTATCGACGGCAATGGCCCAGTCATCTGTTATGCAGTAATTCTTACTAGCTGAAGTCTGTGCGCCCGCCTGCCTCATAAGCGCAAAAGTCGGAGACGTGTAACCAGGCACACCCATATCGCCCATTCTCCACCAACCCCACTGTTCCAGCAGGTATTCGGTGTCCCCCAATGGCCGGCCAGCCGGCTTACGAATCATCATGCTCTCAATCCCCTGTGTAATTTGTTCCGCCTGCTCCCAGGCGGTTTGGTTGCTCGTATTAGCTATGCGGCCATGTCGGTTTTGGAGGAGTCTTTAACGCCAAGACTTCGCGCTCTACCTGCTGCAATTTGAAACTCAATTGGGTGACCAACTCATCGACAGAAAGCACCAGCTTGGTATCCTGAACAACCCAACCTGAGCCGTTGCAATCCGTGCAAACCAGCTCATAAAACACCCCCGCCACTACCGCCTTACCCTTGCAGATCGAGCAGGGTTCAAGCTCGATCCGCTCCCGCTTAAAGCCAGGCCCCTGTCGTTTCTGCACTTTTTAAAACCTCGCCCTTAACAAATTGTGGTTCTTGCTCGCAGGCCCCGCCATTCAAGGCGTCTACGAGGTTTTGCGAATCTTCATATCTAACGCCTGTCTGCGCGTGAATCGCCTTGAAGCCGCGCGCATCTAACCAGTCGTGCCACTTCACCAACGCCAAGCGGCGCTGCTCTTTGGCCTGAGTGTTGATGTACGTTGAGGCGATCTTGCCGAGCGAGTGGTTGAGCAGCATCTCGCCAATGTGGCCGTCGACGCCAAGGTCAGTCCAGGCAGTTCGGGTTACCTTGCGCAGGTCGTGACTGGTCCAGGCGCCCTGCCCTAGCCGGGTGAATACAGCGCTGGCTTGGTTGTCGCTCAGCGGCTTGCCACGGCGCGAAGGGAACAGAAAGGCCCCGTCGTAGCCCTGGGCAGCCTGGCGGTCACGGTAGCGGCACAGCAGCCCGACAACTTGGTCGGTCAAAGGCACCCGAAGCTCGGTCTTCGTCTTGGTGTGTTCGGCAGGCAGGAACCACTCGCGCTCCGGCAGTGCAATGTCAGCCCACCGTGCTTGGCGGGTTTCGCCAATCCGGGTGCCGTGACAAAGCATCATCAAGGCCAGCATGGCGTCACCCGGCGCGCTCTCGAAGCGCTCAGCCAGCAGTGCCACCAGTTCGGGTAACTGCACGTCGCGAAGGCGCGCAGGCTTGGGCAGGATTCGGGCCGTGGTGAAGTTGCTGAACTTGAGCTCGGCCATCGGGTTGAAGGGGATCAGGTCGAGCTTGCGCGCCTGGCGGAAGGCCATGGCGACGAGGCGGAACAATTGCTGAACGTAGGACAGCGACAGCTCTTCCTGCGCCGGCCACATCAGCTGCCTGTCCAGAGTTTGGGCGTTGAGGTCGCTCAGCAGCAAATCGTCCAGGCGCGGCTTGAGCTGGCAGCTGATTGCAGACTTGATAGCCGCCCGACGCTTGTCCGAGAGCGCTCGCGATTTAGCCATGCGATCGCCAAACCAGTCCAGCAGCTCGCCCACGGCCACCCAGCCCGAAACGCTCGCAGCGCCGTCAGCCGCCACACGCAGCCGTACCGCCGGGAGCGCCGCGACCACCTGTTTGCTGCTGAGGTCGGGAAAATGCCCGATCAGGTGCCATTGACGCTTGTGGAGCAAGTACCAGGAGCCGCGCGTTCGGTTCTTCAAGTACCGAAAGTGAAGCGCTGGATGGCTTGCATCCCGCAGGTCACGCACGTGCTCAAGCTTGGCGTTGCGCGCGATCTCGGCATCCGACAATTTCACCGTCAGGGTTTTTATTTGGGTGTTCACGAAGTGACCTCCTTGGGGGCTCGGAGATCAACGACCTCGAAAGTGTTGGGCCACATCCAGGCGCCGTAGCGCCTGGCCATAGCCGCGTCGGCAAACAGCGCAAGCGCGTGGTCCGGAGGCGAGCTCAAGTCGACCTTGAACGAGCAGCAGAACACTGCCCAGCGGTAGGTATCGATCTCAGGAAGAGCCAGGCGGCGATCAGGCATGACGGGCGACTCCTGATCGCATGGCACGCATCTCGGCAAGCGCTCTGTTGCCGATCTCCGGCGTGCGGCGCCCTTCAGCTCTCTCAGGCAGCGCCAAAGGCATCCTCTGCAATGGCAGGCCCTCGATAAGGCGCCGAACTGTGATAGTGTAATTGCGCTCGAACAGTTTGAGGCTGAGCGATTCCTCAAGCTTGTTCAGGCTTTCAAAACCACACTCTTTCGCGGTGTGCCAAACCGCGTCGTGGCTCCATCGCGCACGTCCGGCCATGCAGGGATGGGCATTGCGGCACGCTTCGCGATGCGCCGCAGAAAGCGTTGGCAGGCCAAGCATCTCGGCAGTCGGCGTGCACCAAGCGATAAACACACCAGGCGCAGGCACGAAGTCCCGACCTGACTGACGAGCGCCCATCAGACCGAACTGCAACTGATCCAGGCTGCGCAGTCCGGCCTCAAGAAACGCTTGAAGCCATTCTTTTTTGGCAGCCTTGTAGGCCGCCACATCCGGCCAAGCCTGCTTCCAGGCAGGAAAAATCGCGCGCAACTGGCGGAACAGGCCGTTGATCACGGCGGCAGTTTCGCGGTTAAGTTCTACCTGAACCTCCTGTGGCAGAGTTTGTTCCTTTTCGATGTACTGGCCCGACTGCACCTTCGCCCAGAGCCCAGTCGTTACGACCGCGACGCTTTTCATTGGGATACCCCCTGCTCATTCCAGCCAGTGTCGTCATCATCAAAGTCTTGAGACGCTGGACGGGGTGCGAACGGCTTGACGTTGGAGTTTCTGTTGAGGTCGTTGCGCACCCACTTGACCAACATGCTGACCCACTCGGCCTCGGTATTGATCTGCCCCTTCGGCTCGTAGTAACCGGTGAACGCTTTCAAGGCATCATCGGTGAACAGATCCAACGCTACCCCCTGGTGCAGCGCATAGGTCTTCAGGATTTTCGAGTCTGGCTTCCAGTCGAGCGCCATTTCGCTGGGCATGCGAGGATCAATCGGCATACGCGCACAGAGAGGTTCTTTATTCTTCTCTACATCTTCTTTAGGTAACGCACCGCTAACGGTGGCAGCGTTACCTTTACCGTTATTTGCCTTGTGATTCGCAACCCGCTTTGCCGTGAGAAGCCGATTCTTAGCGGTCTTCCCGTTGTGCCGGTCGAAATGTGGAAGGCTAATAACGCCGTCGATCTCGATCATCCAGGCAACCGATTTCATGTGTTCGCAGAAACCGATAACGTCAACCAGGCGATCAAGTAACTTTTTGCTCACGCTCGGGGCGTTACCGTTTTCGGTTTGTTGGTCGAACCAGCCCCACACGCGCATTAACTTGCCGACGACCGCGTCTGGGTCGATGTCCGCAAAGTCAGCGATCTGGCAAACCTCTGGCTTGTCCAGGGTAGTGAGTTCGAATTTGATCCAGTCACCGGCCATTACGCAGCCTCCTGCAGCAGTTCAGCGAGGCGTGTAAGCCCCTTTAGAGTGATCATTGGGTCGAAGGCCGCGCGCTCGATTCCGGTCTCTGGGTCAGGCTTCAACGCAGTGACTTTGTGGGTCATGTGTCCGGAGGTTATGCGCGGCTGGAATGCAACCCAGCGCTTGCAGCCGTGCCGGCGAAATATCCAGCGATGCTGTTCGAGCCAGGCAAAGAGTCGAGAGGGAGCCACTCCAAGCTGCTTGGCGGCGTCAGTGATGCAGATAGCCCCACCAGCTGCCGCAAGCCGTCTGATGGCGGCCACCTTTGGAGCCTGGTCTGAAACGAGGCGTTGGAGCTCGCTGTTCTTATCGGCGAGATCGGTGGCCAGTCGCAGTGCGTCAGGCAGGGACTGAGGAATTGCGACGTGTCGTGACACGCTTACTAGTTCTTGCAAACGTGTCACGACACGATGGCGAAGCGGGACGCTGTAGCCGGTCAACAGCGTCATTACGATGTCCGGCGGAAGCAGATACTCGGTTTGCTTGCGATTGGAAGCGTCCGTATAGATGCATCCAAATCTGGATGCATCTATGTTCAGCTCGGCGAGATTGCGTTTGATGTCGCGCACGACATGGTGATGATGCTTGCCGGTCAGATCGGCGATCTCCCGACTCGACATCGTCACGGTATTGCTTGGAGCGACGAGTGTGTTCATAATGGCCCCACAAGTTTTATTGCTGTTGAAAGGACCGCCCTGCCAGGCGGTTTTTTTATGCCTGTGATTTGAGTGCTGGATGAATCAACAGCTAATCCAAATCACTTTTGCCGATTTCTGAATCAGGGGAAAATTCACCCAACCAAAGCGCTGCTTTGCGATGGAAAGGGTCGTATCTCCTCAGCGGTGAATGTTCCGTCCGAGTGCTCTTGAACCTGGATATCTCGTTCGGCGCGGAGTGCTTTTGAGATGGCAGGAGAGCTGACGCCGAGTGCCCTGGCGACAGCGGTCTGCCCGATCCTCTCTACCAGCTCTGGCAATGGCGTCTTCTTCATTTCTTGGCCCAACAAGGATGAGGTGTGCTTGCGATATTAACCGGCGGTTAGCATTGAGGCAACACCGGCGGTTAGCGCAAATAACTTAACCAACGGTTAAATTTCGCAAATGACCAAAAAGAAAGAGCTGTCCCCAGAACTCAAGGCTGAGTGTGAAGCGGCAAAATCCCTCTTCGTCTCGAAGAAGAATGCGCTGGGCCTAACTCAGGCCAGCTTGGCAGAGGCGGCTGATATATCGGCCGCAGCGGTAGCTATGTATTTGAACGGAACGAACCCGCTCAACTCTAAGTTCGCAGCCGTCCTATCCAGGCTCCTCGGGGTGCCAGTAGAGAGTTTCAGTAAGCGCCTAGCAGTTGAGATTGCTGGGTTGACGAGTATCAATCATCAAGATGCCGGCCTGTCAGCATCAGAAATGGTTCGTCAGATGCTCGCAGCAAAAGGAAAAGGTCTTTCAGAGGCCGCTCGCGCAAACCTCCTTGCGGCTGCCGAGCACAGCGATTTGGGGGGCATGGTCCCCGTTGAATCCTCTCGCCCTGGCCAAGTTGGTGACGAGGTTTGGATTGCGCACTATGACGTGCGTGCGGCGATGGGCGGCGGGCAGATCCCTCACGAATACCCAGAAATGCTCCAGGACATAAGGGTCAGCCCCAAGCATCTGCGCGACCTTGGCGTCACCTTCAAAGAGCACTTCCACCTCAAGATGATCACCGGCTGGGGGCAGTCAATGGCGCCGACGATCAAGGATCGCGACCCACTGCTGGTAGACATAACTGTCCGGGAGTTCACCGGGGATGGCATATACCTCTTCTCCCACGACGACATGCTTTACGTGAAAAGGCTGCAGAAGAAAGGCAAGGGCCACTTCAAGATGATCTCGGACAACAAGCATCATGATCCCGAGGATATTCGGGTGGATGACACCTATATCCTGGCACGCGTGCTACTGGTGTGGAATGCCAATTTAGTATAGCTATCATGCTATAGGGGTGCTTTGGCACCCTAAAATCGCCGAAAAGGAATTGCAATGACGAGCGATCAAACGATTAAAAAACCTGAGAGATCAAAGCTGTCGGTAACATCGGATGATTTTGTCCGGTTTCTAGAAGCAAAGAATCCCGAAAGCGACTGTCCAGTATGCGGCGAGGAGACATGGACCATTATTTGCCCCTTCGATCATGAGGATGCTCCGGATACTTATCGCCTCGTAACCCGGCTGAAGGACGGAGCTAGACCGATGACGGTATCAAGTTTCGGTCTGTTTTGTGACAGCTGTGGCTACTTAAGGCAGCACGTAGCCAAAGTCGTAAGGAAGTGGGCTGACGACAATCCTATCGAACCAGAGCTCGAATTTGGGCCATCTCCTACAGATGAGGACTAAAATGCAAATTAAGTTCTCAACGTGCGGGGAGATCAAGGCTGGCTTTGAGAAAGCCTCACCAGCGTTCAAAGCACCCTCTCAGCACTCCGGAGTGGAGGGAGCGAGTGACAACGTGAAAGGCGTGGGACATACTAAATCCATGACTGAAATTACGCGCGAAGAATTCAACGCAAAGCTTGAGACCATCGAAGTCAAGATGGACGCTCGGGTTGAGTCCGTATCTGCAAAAATAGATGCCTTTGTAGCTATCCAAGCGGAACGTGACAAGAGAATGGAGGCAACTCTCAATCAAATTTCCAGCAATCATGGAGAAATAAAGTCGAGTATTGGCTCGATGAAAACGACCATGATAGTAACTGCAGTATCCACAGTTCTCGCCATTGTGATCGGTATCGCAGGGTTTAACGCCATGCTCACCTCCAACATGGTTGCATCCTTCCAAATGGGTAGGAGTGAGAAAGCTCTTGATACGCCGCCAGCTCAGAAGTCGGAGCAGGCACCAGCATCGGCTCCGCAGAAGTAAAACGAAGCCCGCCATTGAGCGGGCTTTTTGTTGTCCGTTAGAAAGGCGCCGCCTCTTCTTCCTGCTCAAACTCAACCTCGCCCCTCCCCGATACCTCGACCTCCTGCTGCTCCCACCTCACCGTCACGCTGCCGTCGTCATTGAGCGTCAACTCAAGCTCGTCGGTTTCGGCTATTACTCCTAGAACCTCTTCCCACTCCCGATCTCCGTCCGTGTCCAGACGATGAATCGTCACCCAGCGCTGCACCTGCGCCACCGGGTGATTGATCATCGATGATACCCGCAGCGCCAGGCGCTCTATGCCGCTCATTTCTGTTTTTTGCTCTTGCTTCTTCTGTGCGCTGCCCATCTTAACCCTCCATACAATACTGTATGCATATACAGCCAAAGGAGAGATTACACCAACCGCACACAAAATAAATTAACCGGCGGTATTGACTAAAATATAAACCGCCGGTTAACTTGAGCCATCGCCGGATAACAACCGGCCAGATGGAAGGCAGCGATGAACCGGCCTCAACGGTTCAGAGGGTTGGCAACTGACCCGGGCGTGCAGCGTAAAGCGCCAAATGCAGTTATCCAGCGGGAGAACAAGCCGAAAGGCCCGCGGCTGGACGAACAACTTGAATTGATCTGTACCGCGCCAGTAGCGCCGAAAGATCAGCGGGAATTTTCACTGATGCACCTGGTTGGCCGGGTGCATTGGGAAACCAACCGGGAGTCACATTGATGGAAGCAACAATCGTCAGCGGCGCATGGAAGGGTCATCTCGGACGTGGCCTTGCGCCGAAAGAATTGCATTACCTGCTAGGAACCGCCCAGGGCATGACGGCCAAGGAGATTGCCCGTCAGTTTGACGTGGCGGCTTGCACAGTGGCCAAGCGGCTGTCCTGCGCGATGTTCAAGCTCGGTGTTACCCGTCAGACCGCCGCGGTTGCCGAGGCAATGCGCCGCCAGATCATCTCGCCGATGTGCTTCGCCCTGGCTGCGCTGATCGCCATGCACGCAGTGATCGGCGATGACGCCATGCGCCGTGACCGCCGGGCGCCTGAACGCCGCACCGCCCAAGTGCGAGTGCTGCGTCAGGCGGAACGTCCAAGCCTGATTGCTTAACCGAACAACCAGCGCCACGACAGCCTGTCGTTAACTGCCCGAGGCCCTGGTAATCCCCAGCACCAGGCTGCATCGGAGATCGCTCGGCTGACTGCCCCGAGATAGCAAGGTGGCCACCTTTACCCGAGCCAGAGCGACGAACAACGCGGCGAAGACGGTTTACTCGCCAGCCAGATTCGAGCGATCTCCGATGCGGACGAAAACGCGGCCTATAACCGCCCACCTGCATGCAACAACCCTTGAGAACGGTGGCCACTGCCAACCCAGTGAGTGAACAGCGGAGGATTTGCAGCCATGTGAACTTCAAACCCAGGCGCTCGACCGCCCCCCCCTGCGTGACATAGGGAGGTCTATGTAACGCAACGAAAAGCCCGGTCCCTACCGGGCTTTTTTACGGCTCGCCGTTATTCGTCAGCACCCTCCCCTGGGCCCACCGGCACTCACCAGGCGGTCAGGCTGCTGACGAATAAACGCAACCACAACCAAGGAGTCGGCATGAACCCAGCCATCCAACAAAGCCAAGCCGTTCTGCAGGCCCTGCGGGAACGTGTTTCGCTTTCCACTTCGGAGATGTACATGAAGATCGGTCGCGAAGAACCGGTGAGGGTGCCCCGCTTCAACGTGGTGCCGCTCGGCAAGAACCTGTTCGATGTGGTGGAGCGATCCACTGGCGTTTCACGCGGCGCACGCACCGGCCACGACGGCGCCTGCCAGTACGCCGATCAGCTCGAGCGCAAAGCTGACTTCTTCAGCGCTGCTAAAGCAACTTCGCGCCGCTTCGGTTTCCGCATGCTGCGCTGGACGCTCGGCTTTGCCGCGATGATGGTGCTGTTCGCCTACTACGGTGCGCAGCCATGATCGGCGTGCCTATGCCCAACCCGCGCGACTCGATCATCGACAACCTGAACCAGCAGTTGGAAGCGTTCTTCGGCGCCGGCAACAAGGCCCAGGAGATCGCGCCGGGCGTCAGCGGCGAGGTAGGCGGCCCCATCAAAAGCACGCGTAGCAACAAACTCCGCGTCGAGCGCGACAAGATCGCCCCCAAGCTGAAGGAGGCTGTCGAGTCGGGCGCATCACTCCACCAGGCATGCCTTGCCGCAGGCATCGACTACAAGCGAGCCCGCCTCATTGCTTGCGAGAACGGCTTCAAGCTCCCAAGCAATCCATGAAGCGCATCAGCAAACAGGTGCGGCAGCGCCGGCGGCAGGCATGGCTTGATTTGCCAGCACATGAAATCGAAGAGGTAGGCCATGGCCGAGGAAGAGCAGCAGCCGACGGCGGAAGCCCTGAAGCAGCGCCGCAAGCGCGAGAAGGCGAACGAGAAGAACGCTTCATTGGGCGTCGAGAAGTTTACGGTTGAGGTCGCCGACGTGTTCAAGGCCGACCTCAAGCGCCTGATGAAACAGCACGGCTTCAACAACCAGCAGGAGGTGTTCCAGAACCTTCTGAGAAACGTGATCGCCGCCGACTTCGAAACGGCGGCGCAGATGCTCAAGTGTGTCACGACACCTTTTTTTGTTACCGAAAAGGTGTCGCAGATCATCAGGGCAGCAGGCATGAAGTCACTCGAAGACGAACCACCAGAGCCTGACGACGAAATCGAACAGCCCTCCTGATTCACGCCAACCTATGCGCCGGTGACCAATTTACACTTTTGGCTGCCAGCTAGGAGCGCCAGACGAAATAAGCTCTTCCTCACACCTCGCCCAGTATTCAAGAAGACTTTTCTTCGCCTCATCTTTGGTGGCAAACGGGCCGGCTGGCAGAGTGACCTTTCTGACTTGGTCGTCAACCTGAACTGAAAATCCGGCGTCGTTCAAGTCCTGAACAACTCTTCCTTTCGTTCTGCGACCCGTGTTAGTGAACCCTTCGGCAGTTAGCTCAAGCACGACTTCGGCAATTTTAACCATTTGCTTTCTCCCTGATCCGGCTCCATGCCGGTCACCCGTAATACCCCATATCAAGGAACTGTGCCAGTTAGCTCGACATTTGATAGGCCAGATCGGCGATCAGCTTTAGCCCCAGGCTCACCTCGGCTTCAAGTCTTCCAGCACGAAGGCCGAGCAGCCCGAAAACCTCATCGCCTAGTTCATTATTTCGCCGTCACTTAATATCTGCATTAATCGAGGTGCGAATTTATCTCGAACCTCGCTAACATCAGAAAACTCAGCAACTGAAAGATCGAGTGCGAGAAGCTTCAAGGCTGCAACTACCTCTCTAGATTTATCACAGCGATGTCTATATTTTGACTCAGCATTGATACCTTCAAGAATGCTTAGTTGCCCCGATGAAGCTTTTTCAGCGGCAGCAAACATTTCATTTGCATCAAGTCTAAACTCGTTACTGTAGCTCTCTATCAAATTAAGGATAGAAGTCTGGTAGGCCAAAACTTTTGCCCTGTTAGCTTCAGACTTGGCGAGCGCTAGCTGTTCGTCTTGCTTCAAGGAATCAAGACGTTGAAATTTTAGTAGTTGATTAAATTCATGCTTCTGAACATCCAGAAGCTCTCTTTGCATATATACAGTCTTCAACACCGCCAAAAGCGTTACAAAAGAAACGAGCGGGCCAAAAACCCCACCAATGTACCCACCGAAGTTAGCCCACTCTACGGATGTAACTGCCAACGTTCCGCTAAACCTATATCTGTACAAGACAACCGCCACAATGATCGAAACTACAACAAAAACTACAGCAAATAATAAGAGCGCCAAAGATCGATCCATGACGCGCTGCTGATTTTGAGTCATGCCTTTCTTCCTCTGAATGATCCCGACGACGTAATCATCCAACACTTCAACATTTCACGCCAGCCGGCGAGGATCCCCTATGTCCGCACAACAGAAATTTCCTCAGTTCATCCATGGCCAGCCGAGCATGGGCCTGCCGTTCGAAAAGGAATTGGTGGTAGACCTGTTCGCAGGCGGTGGAGGCGCCAGTACTGGCATCGCCCGGGCGTATCGGGAGCCGGACGTGGCCGTGAACCACAACCCAATAGCCCTGGCTGTGCACCGCGCCAACCACCCAAACACAGCTCATTACGTCGCCGACGTGTACGAGGTTGACCCACGGAAAGCCACTGGCGGGCAGCCCGTCGCGATCATCTGGGCGTCGCCTGATTGCCGCCATCACAGCAAGGCCAAAGGCGGGGCGCCGCGTGATCGTGGCGTGCGCGGTCTGGCATGGGTGGTGATCCGCTGGTTGTTCGTTACGCGGTCCCGATTGCTCTTTCTGGAAAACGTCGAAGAGTTTTGTGGCTGGGGCCCAATCGATGATCATGGCCAACCGATCAAAGCCGAGCGCGGACGGACCTTTAAAGCGTTTATCGCGGCGATCAGCACCGGCCTGCCAGCGGAACATCCGGATATGCCGGAGATCATGCAGGCCATTGGCGAGTTCGTCCCGATGGAAGCGCTTGTGAAAGGTCTCGGCTATAACGCCGAGTGGCGCGAACGTATCGCGGCAAACGCCGGCGCCCCAACCATCCGCAAGCGCCTGTACTTGGTGGCTCGCAGCGACGGTCTGCCGATAGTTTGGCCAGAGCCGGTACGACACAAGAAGCCAACAGCGAAACAGCAGCCCTGGCGCACGGCCGCCGAGTGCATTGACTGGAGCAACCTGGGCAAAACGATATTCCGGGACAAACCCATGGCATTGAATACGCGCCGCCGGGTGGCCAAGGGCATGTGGCGCCACGTCATCACCAGTGAGAAGCCATTCATTGTGCCGATGCGCGGGACGTCCCAAGCGCACACCAGCACACACAGCGTGGATGAATCGATTTCAACCGTCAGCGCCGGCGGCACCCATCACGGCCTGGTGCAGCCCGCGGCGGCGCCGTTCCTCACCGAGTGTGCCAATGGGTCATCGCAGCGTAACTTCGACGTACAGGAAGCACTGCGCACTCAGGTTGCCCAGGTGAAAGGTGGTCATTTCGCGATGGCAGCCTGTCACCTGACCCACCTCACGCACCACGGTGAGCGCAGCGGCTACTCGCCGGACGAATCGGCCCGCACGGTCACCGGAGCTAATCGCGGTGAGCAGGCGCTCGTCGCTGCTTCGCTGGTGACACTCCGCAAAGGATCGGTAGGGGCTGACGTTGACGGCCCGCTTGAAGTGGTCGCCACCAGCACCGGGCACCACGCGGTGACGGCAGCTTTTTTCGAGCAGGCCAACGGCGGTTTCTACAAAGGCGACGGCCGATCGGCATACCAGCCCACGTCGACGATCTGCCAGGCAGGGGCCAACCAGCGACTGGCCACTGCGTACCTGGTGAAATACTACGGGTGCGACAAGGGCGGCGTTTCGCTGACAGAGCCGATGCACACGCTGCCGACAAAAGACCGGGTTGCCTTGGTGGAGGTGGTACAGGTGCCGGATACGTTGACGCCAGATCAAATGGAAGGTGCCCGCCGCTGCGCCGCCTTCATGCATGAGCATCTGCCAGAGCATTTCAAAGAGCCGGCCGAGATCGTCATGATCGGCGGATATGTGCTGGTGGACATCACCTTGCGCATGCTGCAGCCGCCAGAGCTGAAAGCCGCACAAGGCTTCGACAAGGACTACATCATTGACCGAGGCCTGTTCGTTGACCCAGTGACCGGCACCGAGCAGTGGCTGCCGATCAACAAAACAAATCAGGTCAGGCTCATCGGCAACAGCGTTTGTCCAGATGAAGCCGAAGCCTTGGTCAGGGCGAATGCCGCCGACATCATCGAACTTTACCAACGCCTCGCCGCATAAAGTGAATACCCCCCTTCAGGCTAATGAGCTGCCTAGATTAATAGGTGGCCCAAAAAGTTAGTTGGTGAACCGCGAGCAAAAATCAAAATGGTTTAACTTCTGTTAATTCAAAGAGATAATTCTCTACATAAGACTCAGTCCTATCAACGAGTTGAGCAATATGAACCAAAAAATTTTGTGGAACAAGCTTTGGTATTGGGTGCTCGTCTCGGATACGATGGGCGATATTCCCCCTAATAGTTATATACTCATCTAATTTTGATTCAGCATTAACGGCGGACATTTTCTGCCAATACCAGCATTCGCTCAACTTAGGTATACCTAATAGCTGCGAATACAGTGCATTCACCTGAGGAGTTTTTGGAGTGTTTAGCGTCCCCACCCAATCGTCATAGACGCTTTGCTTGTGAGCTCTCAAAATATCCCGCCAACCGCCATCTGCCAATTCCCAAAGCCTAGAAGGGTCCTTAACATCAACCAATTTCCGAGCAGCATAATTCCTGACTTTAGCAGGTATTACTTCGTGCTTTTTAGCATTGTCAAGCAAAAAGTCAAAGGACTGAGTAGCCAAATCCTCAATAAATGACTCCCAGCACGCAGTAATAAAAACAATAGCAGAACGATTAAGAACTTCGACGCCGTACTTTCTTCCGGCGCCATGACCTGCAACCGTTCGATGTATCTCCCAAAGCCTTTCAATATCGATTTTGTTAGCTTCGAATGCTGTCTTTGCTAGTGAGGTCATATTGAAATCCATTTCCATGTTAAGAGCAAAGCATGTTCCGCAAATGCAACGGAAGAAGCAACATATTTTATAACCGAGATATCAATCTCGCCTACCTACTTTAACATCGCCACCGTCTACCGCCACGCGCGGCAAGGAAGCTCCATGTTCGCAATCAAACTCACCCTGATCCTGCTGGGCGCTTTGCTGTACCTGGTAGGAACAATCGGCTGGTTCTTCTGGGCCGGGCCTGACCTTGTTGGCACCGGCACTACCGAGGCACTGCTCTACGCATTCGCCGGCACATGCGCCTGGCTGCTGATCACACTTGGCCTGGCCATCCACATCATCAAGACGGCACGCCCCGCGAGCCCTCTCGACAAACCAGAGGCATAGAGGTGCACACCATGGAAATGCAAAGCGAAACCCTCTCCGAAGAAGAGATTGCGGCAATCACTGGCTATATGATCCCGTCGCGACAGATCGCATGGCTCAACCTGAATGGATGGAAGTACGTGCTTACCCGGGCGCGCAGGCCAGTTGTGGGCCGGGTATACGCCCGGATGAAGCTGGCAGGAGTAAAACCGTCAGCAGAACACGTTGCGGCCGAAGCCTGGTCATTGGACTTGTCACGAGTAGGATAAAACGATGCGAGCGAAAAAGGCGGCAAACAGGGACCTGCCGCCGCGAATGATTCGGCGCGTACGCACGCTGAAAGGCGGTAAAGAATGGGTGGGCTACTACTACGACGGGAGGAATGAAGACGGGAAGCGGGTGGAAATCCCGCTCGGGGGTGATTTGGATATCGCCAAGGCTGAATGGGCAAAGCTCGATTGCAAGCCGGTACCGAAGAAGAACGCCCTGCTGACCCAGGTGTTTGATCGTTACGAGCGGGAGATCATCCCAGGTAAGAAGCCCAAGACGCAGAGCGACAACCTGCTGAGCCTCAAACAGCTTCGCAAGGCTTTCAACGACGCCCCCATTGATGCAGTTTCGCCACAGATCATCGCGCAGTACCGGGACAGCCGGACTGCCAAGGTTCGGGCCAATAGGGAGATATCCCTGCTGTCCCACATCTACAACATAGCGCGGGAGTGGGGGCTAACCGAGAACAACCCTGCCGCCGGCGTACGCAAGAACAAAGAGGTGCCTCGAGACTTCTACGCCACAGAGGAAATCTGGGGGGCCGTGTACGCAGTCGCGGCTTCAGAGCTACGTGACGCGATGGACCTGGCCTACCTGACCGCCCAGCGCCCGGCGGACACGCTGTCGATGCGGGAGGCTGACGCCGTTAACGAATTCCTGCAGGTGTCCCAGGGCAAGACATCTAAGAAGTTGCGAATTCGCCTAACCGCTGCTGGTGCACTCAATGATTTGGGCGCCCTGGTTGCAAGACTGATAGAGCAAAGGCGCTCGCGTAGCGTACGAAACCCCTACCTGATAATCACCGAAGACGGCAGGCAGGTGACCAAGCACATGCTCCGCCTACGCTTTGACGACGCTCGCGACAAAGCAATAGCCATCGCCAGAGAGGCAGGCGACGGCGTTCTTGCGACGAGTATTCGACAGTTTCAGTTCCGTGACATACGGCCAAAAGCTGCCAGTGAGATCCTTGACTTAGGCGACGCCAGCCGCCTCTTGGGGCATACGGACAAGCGGATAACCGAGACGGTTTACCGACGTGTAGGGGAGATCGTGAAGCCGACCCGCTGA